GGTGCTAGGGGGACGGTGACGGCTGCGCCCTCGCTGGCGCTGACGGGCGTAAGTGCTACAGGTGCTAGGGGGACGGTGACGGCTGCGCCCTCGCTGGCGCTGACGGGCGTAAGTGCTACAGGTGCTACGGGGACGATAATCGGTGAACAGGTTGTAGCAATTGCATTAACGGGCGTAAGTGCTACAGGTTCTGTGGGCACGTTGGCAACGTCAGCGTCTGTTGCGTTATCTGGTGTTCTAGGTACATCCTATACAGGGGTGTTTGTTATACCGTGGACACCGGCAGTACCGGGGCAAAATCCAAATTGGCAGGCAGATAACGAAACGCAGACACCCGCGTGGCTTGTGGTAGATAATACACAAACACCCGGTTGGATTAGCGCAACTTAAATAACGGTTTAGGAGGAAATATGAGTGCAGCTTGGACTCGTAAGGAAGGCAAGAATCCCAAGGGTGGGCTTAACGCCAAGGGTAGGGCTTCGTACAACGCAGCCAACCCCGGAAAGCCGGGATTGAAACGGCCTCAACCAGAAGGCGGCTCCCGGCGCGATTCATTTTGCGCGAGAATGACGGGAATGAAAGAGAAGCTGACCTCCGCCAAAACAGCTAGTGATCCCAATAGCCGCATAAATAAAAGTTTAAGAGCATGGAAGTGCTGAAACAGACGTACGTTGCCCGTGATGTCGGTATAGAGCAGGGGTATTTAAGCCAGCTTCTTTCCGGTAAGCGCGGTAAATCACTGAATATGGAGGTGTAATTTGGCATCCACGTACAGCGCGAACCTCGCACTTGACTTGATGGCTAATGGCGATCAGTCCGGCACATGGGGTACGACGAACAATACCAACCTCGGAACGTTAATTGAACAGGCGATTTCCGGGTATGTGACGCAAGCCATTACTGACGGATCGGGTGCCAATACCACGATCACGATCCCCAACGGTGCTACGGGTGTAGCCCGTAATATGTTCATTGAGATGACGGGTGCGTTGACGTTTTCTACGACCAGCCTGATCGTCCCTGCCAACAAGAAGATGTACTTCATCTACAACAACACTACGGGTGGCTTTGCTGTCACCGTTAAAGTCTCAGGTCAGACAGGCATCCTTGTCCCCAACGGCAAGAAAGTCGTTCTTACGTCTAACGGTACAGACATCGTTGAAGCGCATACCGCTATCGTCGGCAATGCCACAATGGGCGGAACCCTTGGCATCACCGGAACCACCACCGCAGCGGCGATCAATGCTTCGGGCACGGTAGCAATGGCAGGTGCGGCTACGGTGGGGACTACGCTGGGTGTGAGCGGCACCAGCACGATGGCGGCGATCAATGCGAGTGGGAACATTAGCATAAATTCAGGCGTCATTTTGCTAACAGCGGCAACGGGCGCAATTAATACGGCAGGGGCTTTAACCCTAGCACCTGCATCTGCAAATCCGCAAATTACCCTGACGGATGTAACGAAAGGTTCAGGATATATACAGGGCGGCGTAAACACTGGCGGCACGGGCGCTGGCGACTACTGGATATTCAACGTCCCAACCAGCCGGGGATTGTCGTGGGCAGTCAATAACTCAACGGTGCTGAATGCTGTGGCGGCAGGTGTTTCCATCCCCGGCACTCTTTCCGTCACCGGCACCAGCACGATGGCGGCGATCAATGCGAGTGGGAGCGTAACTCTTAGTGGCACCAGCTTCTTTCGCTCTATAACCACCAGCAACACTCCCGGCACGTTTAACTTTTACCTAGCCGCTTCGGGAATACGCGAAGGAACTGCTGGCGATTTCAACATCGACACTTATAACGGGGGTTGGGGCGCTCGTCTGACTATCTCACAAGCAGGCGCAGTCACCATCCCCGGAACCCTCGGCGTGGGTGGCGCGGCTGTTGGCTTTGGCAACGGCTACAACGAGATCACGATTGCAACCGGCGCGAACGGGGCGATGCTGTACTTGCAGGGTACTGGCCCGTTGAACCACAGGTTTTACGGAAACGGTGCGGGAGTAACTTACGATGCATCCGGAGCAACCTCGCACCAATTTGTAAACAACGGCGTGAATACGCTGGGCATCAGTTCAGCAGGCGCAGTAACCATCCCCGGAACGCTCGGAGTGACGGGGATTACTTCGTTGACTGGCGCGGTGCTAATAAACACAGCGTCTAACCCAAACGCCGCGAAACTGCGGCTTGCATGGACTACGAGCGCGTACGGAATTGAGTCAGCGGCCAGCGCGGACACGCTGAGTTATCACCTAGTGATGGGGGGGCCAACATACCCATCCGCCGGGGCTATCTCGACGACTAACAATGCCACAACTTACGCAACTTCGTCGGATAAGCGGCTAAAGGAAGATAAAGGGATATGCACGGACATATCTGTGCTGCTCAATACGGAGATACATGATTTCGTGTGGAAAGGGTGCGGTGATGTTGATCGCGGCGTGTTTGCACAGGATGCGATACTGGTGAACCCACGTGCTGTTAGCCACGACGTTGAGCGTGATTGGTGGGGCGCGGATTATTCCAAATACATCCCCGATCTTATCGTGGGTTGGCAAAACCACGAAGCCCGTCTAGCTGCCCTGCAAGAAGAATTCCAATCCTACAAAAACTCCCACCCATAAGGACTACCGTGAGCGAAGAACTTAAAACCGAGCCGCAAGACATTGTGCAAGCTGTACAGATGCAGCGGGACACCGCGTTGAATGAAGTGGTGCATCTGAGGGCGCTGCTGGCTGCGGCTGGGCGCAGGATCGATGAACTGGTTAAAGCCGAAGTCAAAGAAGAATAAGGACGCAAACTTATGAACATCCTCAAATCCAAAACAGTCTGGCTCGGCATCATCGTCGCGCTTCTCAGCGTAGCGCAGGGGTTCCTTTTCCAGATTCCCGTGCAACCCGCAATTCAGGCGGCAATCGGCGGGGTCATTGCTGTGGCAATCGTTGTGCTGCGTTTTATGACCACTCAACCGATCTCGGATAAATAGTGGCTACCACCAACGAACTCGACGTTCGCCTGACCTCGCACGAAGCGGTGTGCGAACTGCGCTACGACACCATCAACGCCCGGTTGAAACGGATTGAGCATATCGGCATTACCATTGCGGGTTTTATCATTGCATTGCTCCTCCACCTTGTGACTAAGGCTGCGTAATGGACACCTTTGACATGCTGGTGAAGGCGTGGCCGATATTGCTAGCCTTGATTACGCTAATCATTGTGCTGTCAAAGATTGACCTGAGAGTTGCGGTACTGGAAGAAAAGATTAAAACCATATTTGAACTCTGGAACAAAAGGAATGAAAAATGATTAAGTTTATTTTGATCGCGTTGATATCGTTCCCTGTGTTTGCTGGTGGCCCAGACGTAATGATCTGCAACGGTGAGTTCGCCTTGTGCGCCGCCAGTGGTTCTGTACCCACTGGCAAAATAATCCGTATAGAAGGTAAGGAGTTTCAGGAAGGTATGGCGGTTTGCCCTGTACTGACGGGTAAAGCAATTGCCAACGTCAAACTGATGAGCGGTAGCTGCAAGGCACCGCCGGGTAAGGTTTGGAGTTTGTTTTCCACTATTACTGAGTATCCACAAGCCCCGTCTTGGGCAGTAGTCACCATGACGCCAAGGACGTTTGTCACCAATACTGAACCGGGCGGCGGCATGTCAAACCAGTGGGCTATGATGTGCGACAAACAAGCCAAAAAAGTAAACGGTGTGCAGCTTGCTAACTGCTACGGGCCGATCAATGAATCTCCTTGGACTAACGACCGCGTTCCTTTTGGGACTAGTTCGTTCTCAGCCGCTCCTGTCGGAACGCCTAATCCGGTCGGCGCAAATATTCCTTCTGCATCCAAGTAAAGAAATGAACTTGTCTGCACATTTCACGCTTGCAGAAGCAACCCACAGCGAAACTGCTACGCGCAAGGGGATTGACAATATGCCGCCCCCCGAAGTGCTGGCAAACATGGGTGAAGCTGCGGATGGAATGGAAGAAGTTCGGGCTTTTTTGGATGCGCCTATCCACGTCTCATCTTGGTATCGCAGCCCCAAGTTAAACGCAGCGATTGGTGGTTCCCCTACAGGCGCACATCCTGAAGGCTGGGCAATTGACTTTATGGCTCCAAAGTTCGGCACACCGCTTGAAATTTGCAAAGCAATCTTGAATAGCGATATAAAATACGACCAATTGATTTACGAAGGCACTTGGGTGCATATTAGCTTCGCCCCGACTACGCGCCAGATGGCGCTGTCGGCTACGTTTCTGGGTGGGCGGGTAACTTACTCACAGGGGATTGCGTGATGGGTGATCTACTGAAAGGTCTGGCTCCAACCCTTGCAAGCGCCCTGCTCGGGCCTCTAGGTGGCGTAGCTGTTGCAGCCATAGGCAAGATCATTGGGGTAGACAATGCTACCGTTGCCACGGTTACTGAGGCGTTCAACGACGGCAAGCTGACTCCTGAGCACCTTGCTGAAATCAAAAAGCTGGAACTCCAGTACCAGAACGACGAAAAAGAACGCGGGTTCAAGTACGCTGATTTGGAGTTCAAAGACCGCGACTCGGCTCGACAGATGCAGATTTCCACGCATTCGTCCACACCAACTGTTTTGACCTACATGGTGACTGCAGGGTTTTTTGGCATCCTTGGCTGGATGATGCACGACAATAACGTAGTGGATTCCCCGCCCATCATGATTATGCTTGGTTCGTTGGGTACCGCGTGGACGGGGTGCATCAGCTTCTGGTTCGGTACCACCCAAGGTTCCCAGAACAAAGACCGTATGTTGCGTAACGCTCAACCGGTTAAATAAATAGTGTACAAAACACTAAAACTGAAACCCGGCGTTGATCGTGAAGGAACTAACTATTCCAACGAGGGTACTTACTACGCCACAAATAAGGTTAGGTTTCGTTCTGGGTACCCTGAAAAACTGGGCGGGTGGGTACGATATACGGCGAATCAATTTACGGGTACTGCGCGTGCGCTAATCAACTGGATTAGTCTTGCCGGGTTGAACTATCTCGGCCTCGGTACGCACTTGAAATACATGATAGAGGTTAGTGGCACGTTCTTGGACGTTACACCAATTCGTTCTACCACGGCTGCAGGTGATGTGACATTTGCGGCTGCAAACGGTTCCGCTGTGATTACCGCGACAGACACAAACCACGGGGCCGTGACAAACGATTATGTAACTTTTTCCGGGGCCGTGTCACTTGGTGGGTTGATTACTGCGGCGGTGTTGAACCAAGAATATCAAGTCACTGTCATCAACGGTAGTTCCTATACGTTTACCGCCACAGCAACGGCGAACGCGTCTGATACTGGTAACGGCGGAGGTGCAGTTGTTGGTGCTTACCAGATCAACACGGGTCTGGATGTATACGTTAGCGGTACGGGGTGGGGTGCCGGTACATACGGACGAGGCGGTTATGGTTCCGCAGCTACAGTATCGGTGGGTTCGCAATTACGCCTCTGGTCACACGATAACTTCGGTGAAGATTTGATTGCGTGCGTGCGCGGTGGCGGGGTGTACTATTGGGATACAAGTGCGTTGGGTCGCATGGTTGCATTGACTGCATTGTCGGGGGCGTCACAAGCGCCAACACAAGCAAACGTGGTTATGGTGTCTGATAACGACCGACACGTTATCTGCATTGGTGCAGATCAATTGAATGGGTCGGGGGCATTTGATCCACTGCTTATTAGATGGTCAGACGTAGAAGATGCCGCCAACTGGCAACCCACAGCAACGAATTCGGCTGGTGATCTGCGGATGCAAAACGGATCGTATGTTGTGGCGGCACTTCAGACGCGACAGGAAATCTTGATTTGGACAGACCAGACTGTATATTCACTGCAGTACGTGGGTGCGCCGCTTACTTTTGGTTTAAATATTCTCGGTGATAGCCACGGGATCATTTCGCCTAATGCCGCAGTCACAGCGGACGGCGTTGTTTACTGGATGGCGCAGGATCGTTTTTATACGTATACCGGTCAAATTACACCTTTGATGAGTACCGTTTGGTTGCACGTTTTTAAAAACATTAATACGTATCAGGCATTTCAAGTTTTTGCGGCGACGAATTACAAATACAACGAAGTGTGGTGGTTCTATTGTTCCACTGACAGCAACACCATTGACTCCTACGTGATATACAACTACGTAGATACTACTTGGGCATATGGAACGCTGGCACGCACAGCTTGGTTGGATTCTCCGTTGCGCCCCTACCCAATGGCTACGGACTACAACAATCGCATTTTGTATCACGAGGCGTCGGCGGACGACGAATCAGGCGCTACGCCAGTGGCAATCACTTCGTTCATAGAATCGGCGGACTTTGATATTGACGACGGCGATCATTTCAGTTTTGTAGACAAAATGATTCCAGACATTGACTTTAGCGAATCGACCACTGCAACGCCTTCGGTGGAAATTACGTTGTATCCTAGAAACTTTCCCGGTGCAGCGCAGGGTTCGTCTACAGCCAAAACGGTGACGGCTACAGCCATTTCCCCCGAAAGTTTGTACACGAATGAGGTGTATGTTCGGGTGCGGGGGAGACAACTGGCTTTTCGTATTACGAGCAACACGCTTGGTACGTGGTGGCAACTGGGCATACCGCGCTTGAACATTCGTGTTGATGGGAGGAAGTCGTAATGGCTGCGCCTGCGCTTCCCCGTCCGCCGGATCAATACAATAAACTGTATTTTTTTGAGTTGCTGCGCGTTCTTCGTTTGTATTTTGTGGGGCAAGTTGACCAGATCAACCCCGTGCTAAAGGCGTTTTCGTCTTCGCAAACTGTTACGGCTACGACGGCTGCACTTGGTACTTCAGACGCGGGTGTAATTCTTGTAAACACGACGAGTAATAACGTTGCCGTAACGTTACCGGCTGCTAGTACAACGTTGATGTACCAGTTCATTATCAAACGTATTTCGGCTGGCGCTAACACATTGACTATTAATACAGTTAGTGGAAACATTGATGGGTCGGCTACTAAATCGATTCCTACGCAATATGACTCCGTTACGATACGTTCGGATGGAACTAACTACTGGCTTGTGTGAACGACTAAGGGGTAACAAATGGCAGCTTCAAATACAGCAATCCTTGCAAACGCAGCCCTGTTTATTGACCCCGCAAACGGTGCGACGGCGACCGTTGTTAAAGCGTCTAGCGCGGCGATTTATCAGATTTCACTGGATAACACAGCTAACGGCGCGGCGACGTTCTTGCGACTGTACAACACTGCGGCTACCGTAACGGTAGGCACAACCGTTCCCGACTCTATGATCATGGTACCTGCGTCTGGCACGGTTAGTTTTACGATGCCGACCGGCTGGACGTTTGGTACTGGGCTGGTGCTTTCCAGCGGTACTTCAGCAACACTTGCTACGACGACGGCACCGAGTTCCAGTTTTATAGTGCGTATCGTCTACGTTTAAGGCGCAATAAATGTCCTATTACACCTACGACGGCGATAATCTTGTACTTGCAGAAGACCCGCCTGATGCCACATACGTTTCAAGGGGGGAGGGTGAGGATGGCACCACTCGTTACTACATTTACGATTCCGCAGGGCGAGGGGTTGGCTCAACAACGCAGTCACCTCCCCCCGGAACCCGCCGCGCTGCTCCCGATGCGATTAATGAAGAGGGTTTGCTAGACGTTTCTCGTGCTCATCAAGCTTATGCAGACGGGTCGTGGCAAAAAGCCGCCGAGTATGCGCTGGGTGCTCAGGCAGAGAATGCCATCAGCGAACTCACCAAAGTCAATCCAAATTACGATTGGACAGCTTCAATAAAACAGGCGGCAGATCAATTAAACGCGGCTTACGGATCGGACTGGCAATCTCCCAATAGAGGTTCGCCGGGGGGTGTTGTTGCCGGAATATTGCAAACCCCAGCGGCGCAGTCTGACCCGGCTATCTCTGGCCGGGTTTCTCAAGTGCTTCCGTATTTTAAAAATAAACAACATCAAGACGATGTAAATATTTTGGCAGAGCAATCTACGCACGGTTCTGAGGGTGATATGCAAATGCAGTTCCTCACCGGCGTATTGGGTGGTGCTTTAGGCGGCTATTACAACGGCATAGGAGCAGGAGAAGGCGCGTTGTCTGCCCAAGAGTTTGCGGCCAATGCGGGAGTCGGTGCATCTAACACTACGGGCGCGTTGTCTAGCTTCGCGGAATCGCTGAAAAGTTTTACCGACTTGATTCCGCCGGAACTTAAAAGCGCAATGGACAGTCTCCCGCCAGCAGCAAAAAAAGCGCTTGTTGGAGCGATAACAAACCCGCAAGACCCGATTGGCGGAGCGATTAAAGGGGGGGTGCTTGGCGCAACGGGTGGAGAACTTTCTAGTGCGCTGACAAGTGCGGGGGTAAACCCATCAATAGCCAAGATGCTCACGCAAAGCGCAACGCAGTTTATTCAAACGGGGACTATCGACCCGACGAAGCTGGCAATGAGTGCACTTACACCGGAAATTTCCGGCGGGTTAAAAGACCTTGGCGTCCCTCCCGAAGCCTTGAACGCTGCAACCAATGCAGTCAAACAGCTTGTATCCACGGGACAGATAAATGCGGAACAGCTTGCGTTGGGGGCGGGGAATGAAGCTGTTTCCAAAGCACTGACCGATGCTGGTATTCCGAGTAACTACGTAAAACTTGTTGGGACTGCGGTTGCCTCCGCTGTCACAGGCAATAATCTTGACCTTGGTTCTATCGCTTCAGCCGTCTTGTCCGGTGACAAGAAACAACGTTCGCAGGATAGCGAAGACGAAGCAATTGCGCGGGATGTGCAAGACGAAACAGATCGTCAGAAAGGGGCTATCGCAAAGGTACAAACAGCGGCGGATCAAGAAACGGAAGATCAAGCTGGTGGGGCTATTGCAAAAGAACAAGCAGCGGCGGAACAAGCGAAGGCTGAAGAAGATGCGCGGGTTGCAGCGGGTGATCCGCAAACAGGAACTGACAAAGGTACAGGTGCCAAAATGGATGACGACGACAACAGAATTGTTGATCAATCTGGTGGTGGTTCCCTCACTGGCGACGACGAATACGTCGGTGACATTCCAACCGATCCGTATGCTGGGGGTGGCGAATACGTCGGTGACATTCCAACCGATCCGTATGCTGGGGGTGGCGAATACGTCGGTGACATTCCAACCGATCCAAAGGCAGGTGATTTTACTGCTGCAGAACTTAAAGCCGAGGCAGAAAGACTTAAAAATGCTGGCAAAACTGCAGCGCAGATTAAAGCCGCGCTTGGTGCGGCGGCCAAAAAACTGGGTATTGATCTTGGTTCCGGTAAAAGCATAGTTGGCGCTATTGGTGATTGGATTAAAGATAACCCCCCGTTGGCGGCGTTGAGTGGTGGACTAGTTGCCGCTATTCTTGCAGATCGGAATAAAGAACAGAAACTCACCACAACCCGGTCACTCACGCCCGAAAACCAGAAAGCGGTTAGTGGTGCGATCACCGATCTTGCTAACAGCAACGCGTATAAACCGACGCTTGGAATGACAGGGGATCAAACAGGCGCATTGGCTACGTTGAAAGGTGTGACGGATACCAAGTACACAAACCCAATGGCTGCGGGGTTGGCTACTAACCAGCAGGGCGCTATTGACCTTGCCAGTAAAAAACAAGGCGACCAACAGGCTACGATAGAAGCCGCCAAGGTTGGTACGGTGAACGCTGCAAAGGGTATCCCGACGGCAAACCTGACTCCGTACATGAACCAGTACACGATGCAGGCACTCAACCCGCAGCTTGAGCAATACGACCGTGATACGCAAAAACAACAGCAAGGTTTGTCAAGTCAAGCTGTTAAAGCAGGAGCATTTGGCGGAAGTCGGTTTGGTTTGATGGGAACAGAACTGGACAGGAACCGCGATTTCGTGCGCCAAGGCACTGTCAACACAGCAATGAAGGACGCATTCGACCGCGCTACCACTCTATACGGTGTGGACAAGGCACGCGAACTGCAGTCGGCTGGGCAGCTTCAATCAATTGCTACGGCGGGGGGAGCACTGGAAAGCCAAGATGTTAAAGACTTAGCCTCCACTGGTGCACTGCAGCAAACAACTGACCAGAACGCCAAGGACAAGGCTTACGCGGAATTTTTGCGTCAACAGAACGCGCAAGCGGGTTATGCGGGTACGGCACTTGAAACTGCAAACACCGTGGCGAAGTCGGACATAGGGCAAAACCAGTTTACTGCGGGGTTGCCAGCGGCGAATTCCACGGCTCTGGCGAACTTGGCAAACACGACTGCAACCACGACAAACGTTGGTACGCCGCCTTCATTGCTGTCACAATTGGCGGGTGCAGGAACTGCGCTGTATGGGGTGAGTCAGTTGCTACCGAAGACGAAGACGGCGGCGGCGGTTCCGACCTCCTAGGAGAAGAATATGGCGATGATAGACCCGATTGAACTGGAACGCATAGCTAAAGACCCGACTGTAACGGCAATGGAGCGTATGAAAGCACGCGATTTGCTGAACCAACGTCGCGTCGGCGGCAGCACCGTCGATTCACCATTGCCGCAGTTGCCGTTTGTTTCGTCAGGCGACGAAAATCGCCCTTGGTTTATGCGCAACAACACGAATCCAGTGGACGCGCTGCGGCGTAGTATGGCCTCTTTTGCCCCCCCTGCCGCCCAACCGTTTGACGCAATGGCGCAACCTCCTAAGCCCGGTGACTTGGCCGACTTTGCCGGTCGCCCCACTGTACCTACCCCCAGTATCTTGGACGGAGAATCTAGAAAACAAGCTGTCGCTGTGAATCCGGCGCAACCCATGATGCCACCGGCAAATGCAATTGGCCTCAATACGGACGCTGATATAGCTGAAATACGCGCTCGTGTCCGTCAGATGGAAGGGCGGGAATTGCCGCAGTTCAAAACGCCCAACGCCGAAGCCGATCTGACGGAACGGATGAGAAACATCACGGTGCCCACGCGACCGGGACTGTCCGATTTGTCCGACGATGATAAAAGTTCGGCTCTTTTAAGAATGGGTCTGGGGATGATGGGTGGTACGTCGCCGTACTTTGCACAGAACTTCGCTGCGGGTGGCACTGCTGGCTTGGATGCTGCCGAGAAGTCGCGTGACGCAATGATGAAAGACTTGATGACGAAATACGGCATCGACGCGGATATGGCAATGAAACTGGTGACTGCGCGTAGTCAGGATACGGCAGGTGCTAATGCAAACATAGCCGCTTTGTACAACCAACTGAATGACAGGGATAAGAATGCGCTCACTGGTATGAGCAAGGTGTTGGAACTCAGAACCGCAGCCGATAAAGTCAAATCGGACGATGCGTACCACACGCGCCACTTAGATGTGTTGAAAGACCATTACAAAAATTTGGCGGATCAAATGAAGGGTAAGTCGCCGGAAGCAAAAGCCGCCGAATTGCGTGACCAGTTTGTGTTGATTACGAAACTGAAAAACAACACGGGTAATCCGCAAGATGTTCAGTTGGGCACGATGATGGAACGTGCGCTTCACGCTTCGGTGCCTGCATCAGAACTGAAACTTCGTCTGCCACCCCCTAAGTTGGTTGAAGCGGAAATCGAAGACGCCAAGGGCAACCCCAAAGTGTCGGCTGCGATAAGCATGTGGTCACGCGGTGAAATAACGGATCAAGAGTTTTATGGTATTAAGGGTAGCCAATCCAAGAGATAATAATGACACCACAGGAAAAAGAAAAATTTCTCGCGTGGGCTAATACACCGGACAAGGAGCAGTATGGCCCGTTTGGTGGCAACGTTCGCGCAGGTGTCGCCAACTACCTCGGTGGGTATGGCAATCTGGGGGCGGCGCTTGGGTTAGACACACAGGCATATGCGGATCGGAAGAAAGCGGAAGCTGACGAAATCCTGTCGCGCACCAGTGGCCCAAAGGAATTTGCCGACGTACACGGCCCCGGCGATTTCGTTGACTACCTGAAGTCCTTGGCGGGGATGTCCGTGCCCTACTCCGCTGAAGCTGTTGTTGCGGGGTTGACGGGGGGTCTGGGCGCAGGGGCGTCACTGGGTGCAAGGGCTGTTGGCACTCGGGCGGCAGGGGAACTGGCGGCTAAACTGGCAACGGAACGCGCTGGTTTGGATGCTGCTGGTAAAGCTATTGCCATGCACAAAATACCTTCTGCCACGATCATGTCGTCGTTGGATGAAGCTGCCAAGTCGTTGGGTGTACAGCGCGGTGCCATGGGCGGTATGGTGGCGGGAACGATACCTTCGGCGGCTGGGGACATTGCCCAGAACCAGTACGAAGAAGCCAAGCAGTACAACTTGCCAGCTATTTTGGCTGGTGCGCCAGCCTACGCCGCGTTGAACCTCCTTGGCCCCGAAGCACTGGCAATCAAGGGACTGAGCGGTGCTGGGCGGTTCCTGCCCAGTGCTGCGGATATATCGTCGCGTGCGGGGCTGCGTGGTGCGGCTGAACGCGCTGCGTTGGGGGTGGTCGCTGGCGGCACGATGGAAGGGGTTGGCGAGACTGGTCAGGAAGTCATCAACCAGATGGGGCGTATGGCGGTGAACCCCAACGCATCCCTGACCAGCCCTGACGCCCTGCATCGGTACTATGAGTCGTTCATTGGCGGTGCTGCGTTGGGTGGCACGATGTCCGGTGTGGGTGGCGCGTTCACGAAACCCGCGATTCAAACCCCGTCCGACATGGCGGATCGGGTTACGCAGATGCACCAGAACCAAGAGCAGATTTCGCTTGGCAACAAGATCGACGCCGTGAAGCGTGAGGATGCGACAGCGGTAATCGAAGAACGCGACAAGGCAATGCGCGATGCCACAGCAGCCGCAGCGAAGACACAGGCAGAAGAAATAAAGCAAGTACAGGAAGCGGCGAAGAAGCAGCAGGATGAAGTAGTGAAAGCAGCGGAAACTGCCAAGAAGGAAGCGGAAGTCAAGCTGGAGGCGAAAGCCACGGTGGTTAGTGAGGCGATGAAAGCCGTTGACGCTGATGACAGTATCGCAGACGGGCTGAAGGCGCTTGTAAAAATCAAACTGACTGATCTGAATAAATCGCTGGAACTTGCGCCGCCGGAAACACACGAAACCATACTCACTGCGATTTTGGCAGCGCAAAAAGGTAAGCGCACCAACGAAGCTAAAGCACTTAGAAATGCAGTGCGGTTGTATAGCAATGCGTCGGCAACGGTTGCAAAAGCACCGAGCGTAACGCCGATTGGTATGGGTACGGCAGAAGAAATACTCAGCGGAAAGAGTGCTGCTGAACTGAGCGACGAAACCCAGAGCCAACTTGATGACGCACTGCGTGCCTCGGCCCCGCCTGTAAGTTTGGACGGTACGGTGATAGACACGACCTCACTGGGGATAAGGAAGACACCGAACTTCACACCGCCGATACTGGATTCAACGGAAGCGTTCAACCTTGAGCGCATCAGAAGGGCAGTTGCCGGTGGTGAACTAGTAACGGATGCAGATTTGTTTTTGTTGCGGGAAGCGGACAAGGTTGAAGCCAACCCCAACGCGCAGATTGCTTTGGCAAACGAGCCTCTCGCACCGACGCAGATACTGCCAATCAGTGAACGCGCCGCATCTACCGTTGGCAAAAAACGTACTCGCCTTGCACAAGAAATTCGCGCCGACCTTGAACGGAATTCATCGAAGAACTTCAGTCTTGCGCCGACTGATGAGCAAACAGTTACGACACAACGGATTAACGCTGACGCGGATGAGCGTCGCAGGGTTGGTGCCGCTAACGCCGCTGATACGGAAGCAAACTCGGATGTTTTGATTGAGCCGCCGCTGTCCGAAGTTCGCGCCACGTACAACAAGGCAAACGAACAGTATTTGCGTGCGCTCGACCTGAAAAACCCCGACTACGCACTGGCAAACAGGATTTCGGACTGGGCAATCAAGACGTTTTCAAAGTACGACACCAGCGAACTGAACGCACCGGATGCCCAAGGGTGGTATCGCTCACCGCAGGGTACGCTTGATTTGGTTAACGTGGTCAACGCCGCCAAGGAGAAACAAAATGCCCGTAAACCGAGGAGCAATCGCACGAATGCTAAAGCCGGGTCTGGGACTGACCAAACCCAAAGCGCCATCGAAACCATCGCGGCCACTAAAGCCGACGAAACCCCGGTTCAAGTAACACCGGAGGAACAACGTGATGGCAAGATAAAAGTCGTCGTTGATGATAAGTCAGGCGATGTAATCATCATGTGGGGTAACGACGAGTTGTATCGGCAGCAGTTTGCCACGGAAAAGCTGTTGTCTCAGTACAAAGGCGACACGCTGGATCGCGTAATTAAAGAGCGTTCCAACAAGGTAATGGGTAGTGACGCTTTCAAGGCGGCGTATGAAAACGCTTACCAGCAGTGGCAGGAAGCGCAGCCACTGAATCGCTTTGAGCAAGCGTACTTGGATGCTGTTAAAAAGCCTGCGGGTACTGACCCTATGGCGGATTTCATCGTAAGTGGCGCTAACTCCATCAACATTCGTCGTTCTATACTGGAGGGAAATTATGCCCCTGAAGTCGGAAGCACAACGTCGGTGGATGGCGGAAAACAATCCGGAGATGCTGGCCCGGTGGTCAAAAGAAACGCCGCCGGGAAAACTCCCAGAGCGCGTCGGCGTAAAGGCGACACAACCCAAGCGACGGACAACGAATCAAGCAATGCGTCCGCAGCGACCGATGAAGCCAATGAGGACGACCAAGGGGCGGTAACGGATCAGGAGTTGACGGGTGAAGACGTTGAAAACGTCGTAGATAAAACGCTTGTTTCACTGCGCAAGGAACAAGGGCTGTTATTCAAAAAACTGAAACAAGCTGCTGAAGACTCACCAAACGACGTACCTGAACTGAAGTTGGAAGCGTTGCGTGCGACCGAGCGGATTTTCCAACACTATCGTGACAACGGTAACGTTACGGAGAAAAGGTCTGCCGCAAAAGAACTTCCAAGGATAGCAGAGGGGATAACAAAACTAGAAAATGAATTAACACGCAGCATTGAAGAACAGGAATCGTCGTTGATTTCGGGCGTCGATACCAATACCACAGTTATTGATGAAACCACCGATAGACCTACCCCCGCGCCGAAGGAAAGAACAAAGGCTGACCTTAAAACCGCCGCTGACGAAATCCTTGCTAATGGCGAAGTTGCTGCGGCTGCTGATAATCGGGAAGACCTGACGAACGAAGGTCAAGCAGAAGCATACGCAGCAAAAACCGCCAAGGAAGAAGCGGCACAACAAGCAGCGTTGGAAGCGGCGGTGGTCGAAGAAAACGAAAGAGTGAAAGCCGAAGACAGGGCGCAATGGGAAGCTGCGCTTACGCCGGGACAAAAAAATGAACTGTTTCGGTTGGCGCAACAAGAACAGGCCGATGACCGCGTGCCTGCTGTTGGTAGGTACAAAGACTGGAATACAAAACCGACGAACACTGAAGGTGAGGAAGTAGATTCTGCTTCCGACTACATATACAAACGTTTTTCGCAGTGGACTGCCGGTGGTGGAAGCCAGCGTAACTGGACGCCACGCGCTGATGCCATATTCAGTTCCGTTTTTACCGTGCTGCTGGACAATTACAAGACGCAAGGGCGCATAGATGAATTGCAACGCGCCGGTCACATACAAGAAGCGCAGGTTGAAGGACTTTTAAATAGCGCAGACAGAGCGGACGCCGCTAGGATAATTCGCGCCCAAACGAAGATGGCGGGTACCGGATGGAACGCCGCTGTTCGGGCAAAACTTCTGGAGATGTACGCTGACTTCCAAGTTAATGCTTCCAAGTTTACGGGCAGACTTGCGGAGATACTGACCAAGCTGGGTAAACTTGCTGTCGCTGGCATCATGGCACTCACGATTGCGTTCTCGCCCACCGTGGCACAACGGGCCGAAGCCATGACAATGCCCACGCCCACCCGCGTGGAGGTTCTGGAAACCATTACCAGTGAGCGCCCTCGCGCTGATTTCCAAGGGGTGCAAGCTGGGTCGCAAGTGCGTTACACCGCCGACTGGATGGTGCGGAACAACAAGAACAAAAACCTTCCGTTCATCCTCGTTGATAAACAGAATGGTTTCATGTTTGCGTTCGATGCGGGTGGCAAGCTGTACGAAGGTGGTAAATCCCCAGCCATCACAGGCAAGGCACGCGCTGACGCATTGACCACAGCACAAGCAAGTAAAGGACTTAACGAAACCACCGATGCCGACAAGGTGACGGAAGCAGGCATCTACGAAGCCACGGGTGCCAATACAAAAGACTATGGTCAGGCCGTGGTTGTTAAGCAGTACGACAACTCTCAGATGGCGATCCACACGGTATATTTGGGCACTCCGTCGGAAAACCGGGCGGGACGTTTGCAATCTGCCAACTCGCTGGATAAGCGCATCAGCTACGGGTGTATCAACGCACCAGCGTCATTCATTAATGACGTAATTGCCCCGCACTTCGCCGGTAAGTCGATAGTGGTCGTACTGCCTGAAATGTCAACTGCAAGGTCGGCATTTAACATCATCGACAGCGAGTACGAAACCACTACGGTGGACAAGTCGTTCAGCTACGGAGCGACGGAGGCTGTTGGTAACGAGGAACGCGACCCGGCGACTGGGTTGCCGAAGCAAGAGCGTAGGGCAGAAGCACGTTCGTCCACGCGCCGCAGGCAAGATAACCAACCGGCACAGCCTTCCGACCCAACAGTGCCTGCGTGGGTGAACGAAGCATTGACAAACCCCGATACAAACTCAACTTCGCTGTTGCGGGAAATCAGTCAAGATGGTCGTGGAACCAGTCCCCTGTATAAGATACTGGCGGAAGCACTACTGTCGTTCGGCGTTGGTGACATCAACCTTGTCTACTCAAACACTGAGGGTAAAAGCGCCGAAGGCGAACGCATTGCGGGGTCGTTTGACGCTGTAACCAATACCGTTACGATCTACCGTGGTGGCGAGAACATCGAAACCATCCTCCACGAATACGTCCATTCGGTGACAACGCACCTGCTGGATCGCGCAGAAGCGGAGTACAACCAAGCTGTATCGAACAAAACCCCGTTTGACAGCATGACCAAGGAACAACAGCGCCTTCGTCTGGCATACGAGCGCATGACCAAACTGTACGAAGAAGCACGGGCAGTGTTGGGCGAAGACCCCGAACTGAAGAACGCATTCAAAACGTTGAACGAATTTGTTACGGAAGCGTTGACTAACCGCACCCTGCAAAACCGGATGATGAAAGTGCAGTCGGAAGTGGGTGTGCTGAAACCCTCCGTCTGGCGGCAATTCATCAACGCAATGAAAGATTTCCTTGGATTGGATGAGTTTACTGGCGACCCCGCGTTTGCCCAGTCTGTGCTGGCGCGTGTACTGGAAGGCGCACCGTCGTTCCTTGGTTCCATAGAAGACACGGTTGTGTACAGCGGCAGTGAAAGCGTCAACTACCAAACAATCCCCGGTGGCAGCATCACATCAGCCTTTACCGCTACGCGGCCCGGTGTACCGCCAGCCGAGTTTGGTTACGACGCCATAAATCAAGCGCGGGAAAAGGGCGACGACCAAACCAGTCAGGAGCGCACGGGCGAGTGGATGCGCCGGGGTAAGGAAATGCTGTCCGATGGCATCTCGCACTTCAACAACGTGCGTTACGTTGCCTCGCGTTCGTTCGGTTACTCGAAAATCTACGACCTTGCGGAGACATACAACAGCATCAAGCTGACGCTCCAAACCGTGTTCAACGCAAAGCTGGCTAGGCTCATGGCGATGCCGAAAGCCTCCCGCGACAAGATTGGCAAATACATTTACTACACCACAATCCGTAAGGGCGACGGTCTGACCCCCTCGGACATCATGTACTACATGCAAAACCGCAACGAACCGATCTACGAAGAGCAGAAGGACGGCACAGCGGTGGCTGTACAGGCGATGAAAGAACGTGGGATGTTCTCCGAGGCAGAACTGAAGAACGTGCAGGACTCGCTGGATGGCAAGCCGATGCCGCAGATGACTGAGGCTGAGTACAAGGCATACAAAGACACGATGGAAGCCATGATGGATGGCGCTGCCTCGTTGTACTACGGCGAGTACCTCGCGGATGCGGAGTCCACGGCAGACTACCTGAACTCGCAGCGCCTTGGCATCCCCAACACCGACGCAGGGAAGAAGGTTGATGAGTTGGTCGCGGACTTGCGTAGACGTGTGATGGAGTATGCCGAGAAGAATATCGGTATTGACCCTGCCACGGGTGTTGTGACGGCAGCAAGCGATGAAACGATCAAGAAGTTGATCGAACTGGATGAGAACCTGTACGGTGTAATAACGGCCAACGCCAACGACCCACAGATGCAGCAGGTTGCCCAAGCACTGGACATGACTGTGGACGAACTCAGGACGGCAGCAAAGGACATCAACGACGGGGCGAAGTCGAAGGCTCCTGACCGCGCACGCCGCATCACCAACTCCATCATGATTTCGGGGCTGGACAGACCGCAACTGATGTCACAACGCATCTTCGCAGTCGAGTCGATCCTCGGTGGCTACGCCCCCCTCAAACGGTACGGCAAGTACATCGTGAACCTGTCGTATAAGGACGGTGACGGCAACCTGATCCCCGCTGACCAAGTGGACGATTCGTTTGCAAAGTTGCTGCCCATCTACGCTGATGACGATCTGGAGTTCATGAAGAAATCACGCGACTTCATGGTGGATACTTACAAGGATGTGGCATACCCGATCCTGCTGAAGAACGGCGAGGTGGTTGAAAACGCCACGATTGAAGTGGGCAAAGTAGAAGCCAAGCGCACCGCAAAGCGGGTATCCGACCGCATCCAGTACCGCGAAATTATGCGTGCGCTGGACAAACTCGGTATCAAGCTGTCGCTGGATCAGCGCACCAAAGCTGTGAAAGCCACGACCGACGCCGACTCCGCTGTACGCCAGCACCTGAAGCGCGTGGGACGCCCCGGCGCTAGTGAAGATTTCGTGACTGCAGTGTCCGAAGACCTGTCGCGCCGTTCGGCCCTGATCGCGGCCCGTCGCATTGCACCCCAGATGGAATCGGTGATGGCGGACGTGAACGGTGAATACTGGGGTGACGGCACGGCCCAGATTGCCAAGATGGAAGAGGCACTGGCCTCCGCCAGAGCGAGGGGGAATAAGGCGCTCATTACGATAGCCGAGCACGATCTGTCAGGCACCAAACGGTTGTACGAAGCGCAGCAAGGGGTTCACCGTGGTAAGCCACGGGATGCCGCGCAGGAGTTCGTGACATGGTTTTTCAAGGAAGGTGGCAGCGACGACAGCAACCAGTTCGCTTCCCAAGTGCGTTCCGTGACCACCGTGGTACAGATTGGCCTTGCGTTCGCATCTGCCGTTACCAACCTGACTTCACTACCACTACACGCGCTGTCGGGCCTTGCCACGTACAACGATAAGACGGGGTTCGGTGGCGGGTTCGGAGAAATAAATTCTGCCAAAGCGTTGATAAAAGCGGTCAAGGTGCTCAGTCCGGTCATGATGAAGTCGGCGGCGCAACTGTGGAATACGGAAACGTTCTTCGCGCATACGTGGCTGGCCGATCAAGTCAAGGCGGCGGAAGCTAAAAACGCGGGTAAGAAAGTGGGCGAGAAGAACATCCTGCATAACGGCTACTCGCTTGATGCGTGGAAATTCATCCAGATTCAGTCGGAGTCGGGGGTGACTGCGCCACAGAACGTGAACGCAATGATGGGGTCAGCATCGAAGAAAGTGTATGGTTCCAAGGGCGACGAGATTATGGGTCGGGCAATGGCACTGTTTGCAGCCACGGAAGAAATGAACCGGATGGCGACCCTGCTGGCGTCCTACGAACTGTACAACGAGCGTGCCGCCGCTGCGGGGATGGACAACACAATAAACCCCCTGACGCAGAGTTCGCCCCGTCAGGACTACGTTGGAAAAGCCGCAGTGAAGATGGTGTTCGACACGCAAGGCGCGTATAGCCAAGCGAACCGCCCAAAGCTATTCCGTAGCGGTGTCATGTCGATGGTGTATATGTACAAGACCTTTGCCGTGACGACGCTGGAACTGCTGCGGAATCTCCCCCCGCGTGGTCGTCTGCTGTTCCTTGGAATACTGCATATGTTCTCGGGGGCGCAGGGTATCCCGCTGTTTGAAGAACTGATAACCCTGATTGACATCATTTCGCAACGGTTCGGAATGGGTAATTCGATCACCAAGGGCAACGCCGAACGCGAACTGAACCTGTTCCTCAAGGCGTGGGGTAATGAACTCGGCGTACCGCTGGATAAAATCGCCATGCATGGCATCCTCGACACCATGACCGGAACGAAGTTCTTCGGACGTGCGGGGGTAAACGTAGGTATCCCGTTCCTCGGACTGGGGCGTGCGGGGGCGGATGTGGAGAAGGAGTTTGGCAAGGCACTGGGAGCGCCGATTGGCGCAGTAGGAGGTACAGTGCGTTCGTTGGGGGCGCTGGCGCGGGGTGACTTTGAACGCGCAGCAAAAGAGAACCCTGTCACAGGGTTGAAAAACTTTGCGGATGCGTACCTGTACTACAAGTACGACAACGTGCTGAATAAACGCGGCCAGATCGTAATCAAGGAACCGACTGCCCTTGACATCGGCGCACGCGCTCTGGGTTTCTACCCCGAGGCGTTTTTTCTGTCCAACGACAAGGTGCGGTTGGAAGAGTACAGTCGCGCATATGCCAAGGAACTGTCCAGTGGATTTATCCAAATGGGTACACGCGCCGCTATCCTCCGCGACACCGATGCATTGAACGAAGTGCGTGCCTTGGTGCGTGAGCACAACAACATATTCAAAGGCACGGAACTGTACATAGGCGAATTCAACACGAAACTGTCCGCCGCGACCAAGCTGGCGAAGAAAACGCTGGCCGAACGCGAAGTGAAATCGCTGTCGAAAGCACAGCGCCCGAGCGCGAAGTTGTTGTTTGATGAAGACTGACAATGGCGACTGACGAAGAACTACTGAACCAGCGTTTTAGCGACGCGGAACAAGGTGAATTCATTACGCGCTTGCGCGAGATGTTGCGTATGTCGGGGAGTGGTGGAGTAGGACAAGGGATTTTGTCGGGGGGAGGGCGCGTAGCGTTGGATATACCCGTTGATAAACAATCAACGGTTTCACCCTACGTTCGTGGTGGTGGGGCGATTGGGTCGGTAAATACCCCAGAAGGCAAAATGCGCATTAAAGAATTCAACCCTGAGTTTGGAATTAATTACATGCGTAGGTGGTAACTGACGATGGCTAAATATTCCGACGAAGAATTCAGACGGGTAATTGCTGCAGTGCGACAAGCCGAGAGTGGGGGGAATCGCCACGCGTACAATCCTAATTCTGGTGCGATGGGTTCTATGCAGACCATGCCGGAAACATTGCGTAAACCGGGGTATGGGGTAAAGCCTGCAACCGATAACAGTCCCAATGAACAGGAACGTGTTGGTGTGGACTACTTGAAGGCAATGCTGAATAAGTACGCCACGTTGCCCGAAGCCTTGGCTGCGTATAACCACGGGCCGGGAAACGTTGACAAACGCGGTATGGGAGCCTTACCAGCCGAGACTCAGAACTACATCTCCAAGGTATCTAAAATGGCGGGGATGTCTCCCAGCTTTCAGGCTGATGTCAGGAAAAGCGAACCGACCGCCCTGTCCGTAGCGGCTGCAACACCAAACCCGTCGATGCCGCCAGCGCAGCCACCCGTGGCAAGCGCCGAGCCTGTGCGGGGTACTCAGGTGTCAACCGCGCCCGAAACCGCTCCTGCGCCCCCTGCAGCCGCTTCTGTGGCGACTGCCCCGGCACAAGTTATAACTCCCCCCGCAGCACAGGTGCCCGACTTCACCGCGCAGATTGCCAAGATGCGGGAAATGTACGAGCGGGAAATGTACGAGCCTGACCGGACGAAGCGTACAATGGAGTTGATGGCAAACGCTGCCCCAAAGTCCCAGACCGAACAGCTTTTTGATGCAATGCGGAAAAAGCAATTTCAGATGTAACGGCTTGACCCCTGCGCACATTCTCCTCCCCCCGTGACGCAGGGTCTTTGCCCCCGGTGCTGAATATGCCGCGCCGGGGGCTTTTTTTACTTATGCAGCTTCAGCACGTTGGTGCGTGTATCTGTCGTTGTAGCTGTACTGCTGACAGGGGCCAGCATACCGCGCAGTTTCTCGTGGGTTAGATCAAACCCAATCACCCTGACCTGACCCAGCTTCATGTTTGAATCCTTACCCATGTAAATCTTGCCCCATTTATTCGGGCGGAACTCGGCACCGTCGCGGCACACTGTCTCCACGATGCGCTTCATATCGTACCCGGTCTGGATAAGCCACTTCTGGAAGTGGAACTTGTCGAAGAACATGCTGCCCCGTTCTGGCTGACCCGCAGTATTGATGTAGATTTCCTTGCGAATACGCACTTCGCCACGCGGTGCAGGGTCTTGCGTAACTGGGTAGCCCTTGCCGTAGGACACGGTAAGACAGGCACCGTTGAATTCGTTCTGGTACTCCGCTATCAGATCGTAGGTGTCGAGCGCACCGCTTGCAATATGCACCCGCTGGATCGGCAGTTGGTCAAGCGCCCACCGGGTGGCAGCGTCTGCATCGAACAAAATCAACCCCATCTCGTTTGCCAGCGTGATACCCAGATGGTGCAGCACAATCGCCATCTTCCAGTACCGTTCTATGGCACCAAATATAGCGCCGTAGTGTTCAGCTATGTACAACTCGGTTGCCTTGATACGCCGATTAATTTCCGGCGCTCCCATTTTCAGTAAGCCGACTATAAATTCGTGACCGGCGTACCCGTAGTTATTCCAAATGATTTCGCGCACCTTGGCACCCATGTTCTTGGGGCCGTTAAACATGATGTTTTCTTCAAAAGTAAATTCCAGCACACGCATCGACACCGCTTCGCTCTGACTACCGTGCATACTCTTTTCACGAAACGGTTTGTTGGTAGATACGTACACGGGCAGCGCCCAGATGCGTGGGATCGCTTCGGTTTTCCTGTTCTTGTCCCGCCCCTCCGTTGCCCAGTACGCCAAGTCACTGGCTTGTTCGGGGGGCATATCCGTGACTTCATCGATGGTGATTGGCATATGCGCCATCATGCCCATGCGGTCGGCGTAACCCATCTGCGTACCCCTGCCGATGCCAAGGATGTGCTGGTTGCCGTACACCGAGTTGATCCATTCCAGCATGGCTGACTTACCCAGACCAGTCTCGCCCAACAGGGATACCATGATGCCCTTCAGCCCGGTAAGCTGCACTAGCGGCGCGGCGAACGCTCCGCCAAGGGCAAATGCGTGTCCTGCCAGTGTCGGGTGGCTCAGTCCCTTAGTCAGTGCCTTCCACAGTTTGGCATCACCCTTGGGCACGAACGCCTTGTCAAACCCCTTGTTTGAAATTACCTTGGACATACCAACTTCTATCGAATCCACCCCGCCCTTGTCGTTCCTCCGGTATTCAATGTTGCCGATGACGAATGACTTGTGATCGTTCTTCCATCCAAATGAGTCGTACAGTTCAGATGAGGCTTGATGTTTTTGAAGTTGCTGCAGATATGCACGCATATACCGCCCTATATTGCCAGTCTGTTTTACATCCATGAGCAGAAAGCTGTTTTCTGCGAGGCTTTTTATTAGTTCATCCGGTTTGGTAGCGAACATGGCCGAGTTGCGAATCCGCATCTTGACGTACCCGGCGTGCGGTTTGTCCCACACCCACACACTTTCATCGAACCCGTTGGCAGGGTCACGGACAATCTGAATCGGAAACAGGTCGTAGTTGCTTATCTGTACCGACACGCCAGCAACTTGGGCATAGATGCCATCTACAGCGCGGAGAAATTCAATTGACGGTTCTGCAAAGGGAGAGGGTTGGGATTCGTCTACTTCGGCATCAGGTGCGGGGGCGGCTATTTTCTCCGGTGCTGGTGCACCCAACTGTGCTGGGCTTGCTATTAGCTTATTGAACTGACATTTACTGCACACACCGGATTTCAGTTCGTCGAATTTAGCGCATGTAGCGGGGCCAGTCGTCTTGCTAGTCCACTGCCTGAGTTTCGCTATCGTCCCTTCTGGTGTGAATGTCTCGTGCCCCTTACTCCAATTGATCGCCACTGCCTCGGGGTCGATACAGGCTGACGCCACGCCCATCAATGCATACCACTCGGGTTCTGGTATACCCGCACCCCCCGCTGATGTCAGGCGCTTTATATGGGCGCAGTTGGCGACGATCTTGTCGGGGTCAGAGGGTGGGTATGTTGTACCCTCAAGCAATGCGTCAACCAGTGCGCTGCGTGCAATTGGAACCGGTTGTGCTGGCGGGAGCGCAGCATTCACGGTTCGTTCGCTAGTGCCAATAATCGTCAGGAGAGTGTCGAAATCAAACGGCCCAGCATCACGAAGCAGTGCTACCGTATTGCCGCCTTTGAAATTCGTAGTACCAATGGGACGCAGTACCATCGACGCGTCGTGGATTTTAGACCAATCGACTTCAAACCCGTATTGCTTGCACAGAGCACGCAACCCTAAGCCAGCGGCGACCCATTGGGGTTTCAAGATCGCGGCGTTAAGCGTCCAGTAGCAATGCAGTCCATTGCCACTGGATACAATCATTGGTAATGGAAGACGGGATGCTTTCAGGAATTTGACTAACTCCTGCAGTCCAACGTTCTGGTCGATGTACGGTTTGTCTTCGCCGCAGTCAATATCAAGGGCCAGCGTTTTGAATGCTACGGCTTGATCGCCCCTGCGTTGCCAGATGTCCTTGCCGTTTTCATTAGGCCCATAGTTATCGGTGAACACGCCTAGTGCGTAGTATGCGGTCAAACCCTTTGCACTTGCCTTCAGGCTGGCTTGTGCCAGTTCTTCTATCGTACTGAACCCTTCGTTCCACAACCTCTTCTTTTTGTATGTTCCTACATAAGTACCAAATGTCTGATCCGGCAATACCCGTGTTAAAAATTCTAAGCAATCCATAAGAGAACTCCATGCGAATAAGGGAAGGCGGGGGAGACTGAAGATACTCGTTCCCCCGCCCCGGATCAACCTAGCTAATTACAAACTTACTTGAGCAGGCTATCCAGTTCCGCTTCCAAATCGGCCATAGAATTGGCACCCGAGACAGTACCAGATGATACTGGAGCTTGTTGGATAGGTTGTGCAGGTGCAGCATTACCAAATCCACTGGGCATCCCCTGTTGTATTTGTGCATCAGCTTTCGGGGGACGACCGCGCCGCTTGGGTGCTTCGGATGGCGCTTCAACTTCTACTGCCGGTGCTGTCGTAGTGCCCCCAAAACCGTTGGGTTTGGCTTGTTGCAGCAAAACGGGGGCGGGTGTCGGATTCATTTCAGCCGGATTAGTCAAAGGGGGGCCAAGCACATCTACTTTCTTCGCCCCTACCGCCCGTGGTGCACTAGAACGACCCAACATACCCAGTACATCCTGAACATCCACCGATTCCTTCTTTTCCTGAATCTTCGGATAGAGTTGTTCCGCTACAAATCCAGCAAACGCAAACTGGAGCAACGGGTAGGACGCAGCAGCATCAAATGTCAGGCGGGTACGCACCATATCCGGCTCGTAACCACGCATGGTGAGGTCTTTCACGTACTTGGTCAGATTGCGCATGGACGCAGCCGGAACCACCATCAGGTACGTTTTGGTCGGATCGTCAGCCGGAACCACGGCAATGCGGCGGGAGTCGCTGCACGCCTTGATTTCAGTACCCTGCGGAGTCAGCTTCGACCCCCACTGGTTCTTCGGACACGTTGCACAAATGTCATTCTGCGGAGCGACCGAATCCGCTTCGGGTTTCACACCCAACACAGAGTGGCAGTCAGGTGCGGTCGGCTCGTCGCCGGGGTTCCAAGGCTTGATGTAAAACATCTTCGACACGCCCGGTACGGCACCAACAATCACCGTATCAAGGAACAACTGATCCAGAACGAATTCGTCCTGACCTTCACGAATGCGGAACCGCCCTTGCTTCAGGGAAATGCGCGGCACACTGGTCGGTGCGCCAACTAACAGCGATGCTACGAGACTGGATGAAGCACCCTCCCTCCCTTGCATGTAAGCGGGGAGTTGTGAGGCGTTCAATGCGGGTAGAGTTTCCATTCTGTTTTACCTTCCTATTTTGCAGTTGGCTTGCGAACATTCAGTACACGTTTGGTGCCGTAGTTAATTCCCGGCGGCACCTCTTTGGTATCATTAATAATTGATCGTACTGCTGTTTTGGATACACGTTTCTCCAATAAGTCCCACGCCTCCTTTCCGATAATGTATTCAAGGGTGACAGTCCAGTCTGCTACCTGCGCAAAATCAACGGTCGTAAAGTACGCTGTACCTGCGGCGGTTTTAAATGATTCAACACCATCTTGGTCTGCCTTCAGCCGCAGCCACGCATCCAGCTTTGACATGCTCTGCTCTACGGCATTCACACGTTCCTTCGCTTCAGCTTCAATCCGTGCTACTTCATCTCGCATTTCAATGTACTTTGCTACAACAATATCAACCGTAATGGTCATAGGAACTCCTCTTGGTTTTCGATCAATTCCAACAATAAACCCTGCATCGACTGCCGATCCCGCAGGCGTTTAAAGGCGCGTCGTTCTACCTCCGTTGCTTCAATGTGAATAATCTGTGTTTTAAGTAATTGCTTCGGCCCTTTAATGCGATCATTGGCCTGCTCATACGTTTCGTTGCTGTTCGTCGGCCCCGCCCAGATGATCGTAGTCGCGGGGGTCATGTCCAAACCGTGTTGCATACACCGAGCGTCCGCCACCAAGACACGCAGGTTCTTGTCGTCAACGAATGACTTGAAGATCAAGTTGCGTTGGTTTCTGGATACTGCGCCGTTGACAACCGCCACCTTGAAGTGCTTGCTCAACGCTTCTGCAATGCTGTGAAGCGCCGCAGTGAACGGCACAAAGATCAGTACCTTCTCGCTGCACTCTTCGATGACTTCGCGGATCACGTCGATGCGTGGTGAGCAGTCAACCGGTACCGTACCCCCATCATCTGTATACACCCCACCGAGCAAAATCTGAAGAAGTTTCTGCACCTTCGACGCTTCATTCACTGCCGTAATCTGTTGTCCCTTAACCTCAGTGACAAGCTGGCGCATCATGGACAGGAACATCTTCTTTTGCATCGGAGTCAGGTCGCACTGCCGTGTCTCGTACATCGTGTCCGGTAGGTCGAAACAGTCTTCCCGTGTATAGCGGATACTCGGTTGCAGGTACTGGCTGACAATCTGTTCAGCGCCCGGTCGTGGCTTCCATGTCCACATGGCGATCTTCATCATCACCTGCTCACGAAACAGCGTGTGTCGTGGCAAACCGGGTGCCTTCAACAACTTGCACAGTGCCCAAGCATCCGTTGGTTCGTTTGGTGTAGGTGTACCCGTCAACAGCCACAAACGAAGGTCGGGGTGCTCATCCATAAAGTTATGAAAGTGCCTGAACCGAATCGTTGACGGGTTACGCAGCACCGCCGCCTCATCGTATATAACCAAGTCGATGTCGTCGGGCAGTGAATCTTTGATGATGGAAAATCCATCGTGGTTCACAACGTAGAAGTCAGCGGGTTGCTGCAGCAGTTTCAACCGACGAGCACGATCACCGTACAGCACCACACCCTTACGCCACCAGAAGCTGGTGAATATCTCCGCAGCCCATACCATATCCATCGTGGACATAGGACATACGATCAGCACCTTGCGAACTAATTTCTGGTGCATTAGGTAGTCTGCCGTCCACAGGCAGCTATTGGTTTTCCCGGTACGTGGGGCATTCAAGATCGCCGCACGCTGGTGGTAGGTCAGGAACTCGGATGTAACGCGCTGGTGGGCGAACGGATTGTACTTGCCTTGCGCTTTGGGCCAGTTGTACTGATACCCCATCGGACTTGGGACGGAGATACCAAGGTTACGCAGCACCTTCGTTTCGTCAAGGTTGTGGGGGATATACAGCAACCCCTGACCCTTGTATTGGAAAGGTCTGGCACTCGGTATGCAACTGGTAATCTGCGCCGCGTTGTCCGGTTTAAGGACAATTGCCCTGCGACTTTCAACAATTAGCATACAACCACTGCTCCAGAATTGTGTAATCGGAACCGTCGATTACCATGACGGTGCCACCCGCTTCTTTGATACTGTGCATGGTGATGACCTGTCGCGGCGTTGGTTTGCCACCGGGTGCTTTCGTTTCTATTGCCAAATACAACCCGTTTGCACAGCAGATGAAATCCAGTGAGGGCGAACCCATTCCGTTTTGTACGGGCATGTGCCAGTACACGTTGTGCTTTTTAAGTAGCGCCTTGACCTTATCCTTAACCTTACCCTCTGGCGTCATTTTATTTCTTCCCTGTTTTGCTATCGTCTTTCAGGAACGTAATTTCTGGCTTTTCTTTACACAGTGCGTAGTATTCAATCTGAACTTTGGCGCTGTTAATCATCTTCCCTGCGATGTTGGCAAACTCCGCTGCCTTTTGTGGGGTGATGGTGCCTGCTACAAGTTCTCCCCAAACAATCGAAAGGTTATCCCTAAGTTTATTTACTGAGTTCATGTGTAATTTTCCGTTTAATTTTAATTAAAATACGAGTTACTTCGATTAACTCTTGGGGTATGTCTTTTTTAGACATCGTAGTGCCTCGCGCTAAATACGCTTTTATGTATTGAGAATGCAGTTCATCGCGTCTTTTTTTACAGCGCTCCCTCTCGTTTTTAGTAAGTCTTTCACGATACTTTTTTGCATATACAGCGTGTTCTGCTTTGATTGTAGTTGGATTATTACGTACACGTTTACGCTGGCGTGATAAATAAGATTCCTTATTATCTATATAATGTTTTGCGCTTCGCACTGCAATTCGCTCTTTATTTTTTTTATAGTATTCCGCGTTTGTTTTAATAATTCGTTCTCTATACTTTGCATAGTATCTAGCGCGTTCTGCTTTCCTATCTCCTCTTCCTGATTCCATCATTTCCTCGCATAAGGACATTGTGGTTTAAAGCCGCACCAGTTGCACAATCCCGAAGGTTTGGCAGGCCAGTTGTCTGATTCCGATGCGCGGTACACGCGGCGTATCTTCGATATGACTTCCTCCCACATTTTGTTAATGTCTTTCCGGTAGTAAATCTCCGTGTCAACCATCTTGCTTTGCGTCCAGATAAAGCCACTGCGTACTTCTTCTACCTCCGGTTCGTGAGCAAACACCATTAACGCGCACAGCTTTAACTGGTCAAAGTCGTCTTTGTGTTTACCCGTCTTGTAGTCAAGCACCGCTGCAACCGTGGGGGATATGCGGATAAACAAGTCCAGAATTCCACGCAGCCACGCATCCGCTGCCATCCATTCCGTGGGTTTTAGTTCGTCGTTCAGGCATACTTTCCATTCGCACTTGAACTCGTACCCAAGGAATTTATTCATCGTGGGTTCAAAGTGCGTCAGGTAGTCGGGTAGCGGTCGCCCCTCAGTCATGCGCAGTTCAAAGTCCTTGTGTACCCGCTCCCCCCATGTGGCGGCTTCGCCCTTAACGTCAGGAATGTCCTTCAGAATTCTTTTGTGGTAATACTGGAGCGCACAGTTATCAAAATCTTTTAGTGATGAATGACTAAAGGTTATTTTTTTCATTGCATCGTGGGTTTATGTATTTCGGGGGCGGCTGCGGCGGCGGTAGCCAAGTACACTGCTTGTACCATTTGAGTATGGTATGCGGCACGCTGGACTTTCCACCGGCGGTACTTCGCTTTCCACATCCTGCGCTTTTCAGTTTGGTTCACAGTGATCCCTTCTTTCCTTTCCGCCATGCGGCGTTGGTTGATTCGGATACGACACGCAAGTTTGACGGGGCATTGGTGCCACCATCCTTCAGCATTTTCTTGTGGTCAACTTCCTTGTTGTCCCCCTTGTGTACCGTACCTGCTTTCAATGCGGCATACCGAGCGCGGTTATTCGCTTCCCGTTTGTTTACCTGTTCCGGTTGTGCGTTGTACGCTTTCTGACTGGCTAGACGTGCTGGCGTTGATTTCAACATAGTAGTTCTCCACATTAAAAATGATCATGAATACCTGTCACCCATCTCGCCTTCTGCAGCGACAGGAATGTCGGGCCACCAGTCAGGACTCGTACTCATTACCTTCACCCCGAAGGCAAGCGCGTCCTGTGCTTCATCGTCACGAGCAAGGTACACCACCTCATCGTGAACCGCAAGGCATACGGGAAATTCTTTTGAAATGGTCAGCAACTGACCCATGACAACGTTCCGTGCAAACGCCTCACCCAAGTGCTGGACGACCTTGGAACCGTACAGGTAGACCTTCTTTCCGTGGGACGTAGTGCAATACCAGTCGCCCTTCTCGGAACGCCGCAAATCCCGATACTTGAGTTCTAGGTGCGGTGCAACATAGATCGTTTCAAACCCCGTCCGTGCTAATCCATGCACATCGATAGCAAAACTCAGACCAGACGCAATCGCTTGCAGCATGTCATCACAGCGGTACCACAGCTTCGGTACGCTACGGTAGGTGGAGCGGTATAGGGCAACGATGCGCTGCGCTTCCGCGTCGATCTCAGCAGGGGTATCGCCCAATTTAGCGCCCCAGATACGGCAGGTTTCCTTGAATTTCTCCCACCCAGACCCGTATCCCAAGGACAGGTGGGCAATTTTCCCAACGAACCTTTCAGCGGCGTCAGCTTTGGTGATCGTCCTGCCGTACAACTGGCTGGCAAACTCGCAGTACAGGTCGCGCTTGTCCCGCAATGCCTGAACCACATCCACCTGCCCCGCCAGCATGTGTGTCACCCGCAGTTCGATGTTGCTGGAGTCCACCGCAATGATCTTGAACCCCTTGGGAGCCTTGATCGACTTGCGTAGCTTGCCTCCGCGCTTCATGTTCTGGAGGTTCTGCTTGTCTGACCCCCCCATCCGGCTGGTCATGGCAGCGAAATAGGACAGGGCCACCGGCAACGGGCCGCGTCTGGACATACCTAGGAAGCGTGCAGAGCGGGTTTCTTCGATGGTGGACTTCACCCCTAGACGCGCCGCCACAATACCAGCCACGAGGGGGTCTGAGTCTTCCAGCAGGGCGGTAAAGCCCTTGTCGGTCTTGCCGAAGGCGTAGGTCAGCACCTCGGCCCCGGCTGTTTCGGACTTGGCGACCGACACTTTCATCGGTACTTCCACACCCATCGACTCAAGCAGCAGCGCCAGTTTGTCGTTGGACATGAGTACATCCTTGGGGGCGATCATCGCCACTTCATTCAGGATGCGTTCCTTGTCTGCGACGACCTCGGCGTGGTATTCCGCCAACATATCCGTATCCAGTTCAAGCAGTGGGGTGCAGAACATACGGATCACCCGGTCGATCAGCAGCAGTTCAAACTTCGGTGTAACTCCTGTCAGTTTGTTGTACAGCATCCACGTCAAATCGCTGTCGTTACAGCAGTACCTGCCGTACTGCGCAAGCGTTTCCACTGCGAAGTCGGGATAACGCATCCCACGCGCCATCACAACCTCCGTACCCTTTACACCGATCTCGTAAGCTGCGGCAAGTTTGGCAAGGCTGACACCCTTGGGGTTCCACGGTCGCGCCATCGACAGGGTATCCAGATACAGCGCAGGAATAATGCCGTAGTGGTGCGACAGGATAAACCCATCAAACATCGTGTTGTGACAGAGCAGGGCAAACTTCTGTGCCCCGAGCCAACCCATCAGTTTGGGTATCAGTGGTTGAGGAAACCACCGTGCAGTGCCGTCATTGATCTTGACACTTACGCCAATGGCTTCAAACCGCGAGTCACGGACATATTCCTCCGTGGTCATCTTCGACAAACTGTATTCGGTGTCGTAATACGTTTCAAAATCCAGCGTAATGATGTTCATGTGCGTAAATCCTTTTGTATGTTCATCAATACACGATGGTCGCTGGGGGACACACTGATCGTGGCAGTCTTGCCTGTTGTGTGTTTACCCTTGATATGTTTTCCTCGACTCTTGGTGAACTCCCACCCTCGCTCCGCTGCATCCTTCAAAATCTTTTTCAGTTCTTTGTTGTTGGTTAGCATTATTTTCCTGTGATCCAGCTAGGTTGTTTTCTATCTAAACATCCTTGGCAGCGCCACGTTTTGATGCGCCCACCTCGGCCCTTGGCTACCAGCTTCACGCCTTCGTTAAGCTGGCACGATCCGCACAGCCCCGGCTTGCGTTCTTTCGGTACATTATTCATCAGATTTTATCTTTCCATGTTTTGTCTACTTGGGTTGTCATCGCAGCCCCCCACCCGGCCTTGAATGCTTGGTAATGTGATCCCTCGGTAGGGAAAATATATCCCGGCTTGACATTGCCACCGTATATATTTTTTTGAACCCACTTCTCCCACGCTTCTTTCATCACCATGCTCCTGTAAGTATGCCGACCATCACGACCACGCCTGCGCCGGTCAGGATTCCCTGAACCCACATCCACGTTTTCCAGAGGAGGAAATCTTTTTCCGTGTAAACGCGGCACTCGTCCTGCACTACGTTCTTCATAGCTTCCTTATCGGTAAGCCGCGTTCGTCAATCAGCTTGGTGTTGATGCCCAGTTCGATATGCTTGACGTACTTCTTGCCCGGCGGGATCAGCGTGGGCGGGTGGAACCAACTCGGCATTGCCGCCATACCTAGCTGCATGGGTGACGGTGATGTGGGTTTTTTCCTAGACATTTAGTTTCCTCGTGTAAACAGGGCAAGGTAAATCCCTGCGGTCAGGCACAGAACAAACATGGCCCAGAGCGCCCAATCGGGCCACGGCTTCATTTGTCGGCCTCCTTTGCAATCGCAGCCATCAGGCCGGATTCGCCCGGTTCTCAGGCTTGTGGTGGTCAACCGGAACGACAGTCCGAAGCGCCATTTTTGATTGCACTTCTTCAAGGCTCACCGGGAACCAGTCGTTCGGGTCAACACCAACGTCCATGCGGAGCGCACCCGTATCCTTGAGCGACCCGTGGCAATGCCCGTGAAGGTGCCAAGAGCCATGCGCCATTCCGTCCCATGAGAGGATTGGGAAGTGGCACAGGACAATCGGATGCGGAACTTTCTTCAGTTCGCCTTCGTCGTCCTGATACTCAATGTGCGGACGGATCAGGGCGTAATCGCGCATCGACTCCCATGCCAGTTTCTTGGCGCTCTGGTAGTCATGGTTGCCTAGGATCAGGTGCTTGCGTCCAGAAAGCTGCGCGAAGATGTCCTGCGCCTTCGTAGGGCCGCAGAACGCGAAGTCGCCAACAAAGTAAACCTCGTCATCGCGCTTGATCCTGTGGTTCCAACGCTCGATCATGCCGTGGTTCATTTCCTCCACGCTCGTCCAAGGGCGCTGGCAATAGTCGATGATGTGCTTGTGCCAGAAGTGCGTGTCCGATGTGAAATAAACGCTCATTTCGATTGCTCCTTCAGTTCTCGCCATTCCGCGCAGTTTGTTAGGAACCCGGCCTCACACTCAAAGCCGTACTCATCAATTTTCGCCAAGATTGCCCCCGTTGCGGATCGCGTCGCAATCAACTCGCGCTCTAGCTGACGGGCGAAAAACGCCGCGACCACAACATCCGCATCCCCGTCGAGCCGCTCCATCCTGACCGTTGCCGCATCCGTTCTCGGCGTGTTGCTCATTTTTGCTCCTTCCACGCTTGCGCCCACGTTCCACGCTTGTGCCCACGTTGCAACTCCCGTTGCAACTCCGTTGGTCATTTGATCGGCTACACGTTTTTCTGCCACAAGCAACTGCTCCAACAAACTGTCCCGATCATGCTCTGCCATGCGCTTTGCGTTCTCGGCCCTCTCAGCCCTGCCTAGGTACTGCGGAAGGAGGCGCTGTTTGAGGTCTATAAGTTCACGTTCAAACGCCTCAAGCATCTCAATCAACGGCCTCACCGCGCCGGGTGCAGATGACCCCAGCGACAGCCATCCCGCTTCCATCATCTTTACCACCGCGTCCGTGACGGGTGTGTCAACTGCCCCCCTTTCCACAATGCTTTCAGCAAGCATCTCAACTTCAGCCCTGTGCTTGGCGATCAACTCCCGGTTCTCCTCTCGCCGCGTTAACCGCGCTCCTTCATCTTCGTTATCCACCGTTCTTCTCCTTAATCAAAGCGTGTAAACAATCTTCAATGTTCGGGCCTACCGTGCTGTGTCCCCACATATCGTTACGCCTGACATCTATAGTCAAGTCGCCGTTGATGCTGGTCTTGAGCAGCCGTCCTATCTCAGCGCACGATGCCGTGAATTGTTTCGGTGCCTCGTCTGGTGGGCAGACCGTGAATGTGTAGGGTAATTTAGCCATTGTTCTTCTCCTTGAGTTTTGCTTCGATGGCATTGACGTAATCTATTGAGGCTATATCGTAGTTGTCCATCAATTCTTCTCCTTCAGCATCCGTCAGTCCAACCCACTCTTCCTTCTTGCTGCGTTCTGCGCGCTGTTGTCTGTAATGCCCCAACACATCCCGCAGTTCTGACTCCAGTGAATCAAGTAGTTCGTCAAATGTGTCGGCATGGCCTGTCGCTAAGTCAAACGTACCCATGATGCGTATCAGTCGTTCTTTTGCTTTAAGAAAAGGAAAGTTCATTTTCCGCTCCACCGTTCAGTCTTGTTGCTTGTTTTAGCCATTTGCCCGTCAATGTATTTGTCGAGCGAACTTTCAGACGACATACTTTCTGCAAGGTAAGTTTCACGGCCCCCGGCATATTCTTTTCTAAGCCATCTGTACCTCTCCGCATCCTCCAGCAACTGCTCTGCCCATACGGTCACGCCTTCCTGCGCCGTTGCTAACTTAGCCGCATCAATCTCTCTGCACATTTCTAGTATTCTTTTATCCACCGTTCTCCTCCTTATCACCAATCTTCACGGACTCAAGGAACTCCGCCAACAAGTAGACGCAGGGCAGTATTAGGTCGCGGCAGATGGCATCGTGTACATCAGACTCAGTCATGCCCTGCGCTAAAAGTTTAAGCGCACCGAGTCGCTCGCTCACCAACACATCCAAGCGGTCGAAGTCGAGTCGTTTCACTTTTTCAATGTTGTCGTATTTCACAAGTCCCCCTTACGCTTTTTATATTTCTGTGTATACCCGTCATTGCCCAGCCAACGGTCAAGCTGCGCCCTCCAATCCCTCACTTGATCTTCACAGACTAAAATAAGATAAGGAGTCCCGCGCTTGGTTGCTGCCCGTTCCATTTCTTCGTATGCAGCATCAAAACCCTTCCATTTGCCCAACTGATGCAGCGTGAGAACTTCATCCAAGTAGTACCAATTCTCAATCGGTGTTGCTGGCGCGGGTTTAACGCGGGGCCAGTCTGCAAGTTCTTTGTCTATCTCTGCTGTTGATATTTTCATTTCTTCACCCTCCTGACTGCAAGCACCTTCGGAACCCACCGGAACTTGTCCGGTAAAGGCTCTTTGAGTTTCGGAACCCTGTTCACCGGATGACCGACCCACCGGGTGTCTAGCCACTTGATTGCGGCTTCTAGTTTCTCGGCTTGTGTCATTTCTGCGCCCTCGTATAGATCAGCCCTTCGATCATCTGCAACCTGCAAGCTGTGTCGATAAGGAACTCTTCAATCTCACCCCCCTTGCACTCCACGCAGTAAGCATCATCCGCAATGGCATCAACCAGAACAGTAATCTTGTCCACCGTCTTCTGGTTGATCTTGGTCTTGAGTGTTCTTGGTTTCATTTCAGTTCCTCCAATTCAATCAGCTTGTCCAAGTAGTGTCGCGCCTTCTTCAGGTCTTCGACCCCACCCTTGCTACGGTATCTCACGACATACTTGATTACGTTGCCATCCAGAAACCCGCAGTCCCATGCCGCGATAGCGTCCCACGGTTGCAGCTTCTTTTCCTTGTAGTGCGTACCACCTACCTGTGTATCGTTGGCAATCTTGTTCATTGCCTCGTCTTCTTCTGGGGTGACAGCGATAATTGGGTTCATTTTTCTTCTCCTAGTTTGTCTAAGTTTGGTTCGTCTAATGCATCGTCCAACTTTCTAAAGATCGCCAGTGCCAGCTTGTTATCAGTCTTCCACGCTTCCCGTTCCAGTTCGCTCAACTTCATGTTGTCGTAGTCCATCATTCAATCCTCCATACACGTACACCCTGCTCCCACGGCTTACATACGAACTTCCATTCGGTCATCCGGGTGACGCGCCCCGCTGCTAATTCCATCCGCCTAAGTAGTACCGCAGGGGTGTCAGCCTCCGTCTTGGGAACGAAGAACGATTGCCCCACACCCAATAACTTGAACGGATACTTGGGCGGCGCACCGCGCCCGACTTTTTTGGGCGGGGTTATGTGTGAATCAATTGGAAATTCATTAGACATACGCAGTCTCCCGATAGTTTTTTGGTATGTCATCCACCTCTTCCCACTCAACATCCGGCAGCGGCAGCACGACACACTGGGCAATACGCGCTTTTGGAAATACGGAGAAAGTCTCCTGCATATCGTTATGCACAATTACCCTGACTTCGCCCCGGTAGTTGGAGTCGATCAGACTAGGCGAGTTATGCACCGTGATGCCATGCTTAACCGATAGCCCGGTGCGAGGTACGATAAACAATCCATACCCCGGTGGCATCTCAATAGCAATACCACAGGGAATGCTCTTGCGCTCACCGTATTCGACAATCTCATTGCGATTCAGACACGCAAACAAATCGAACGCGCTGTCTCCGGGGTTCGTTCGCACTGGCAAAATGCTACTCCGAAATAATGCTTTAACTTTGATTTTCATAACCGGCACTCATGAAATACGCAGGATTTCGACACCATGTTTGCCCACACTGGACGTATAACTACCCTTACCCCAAAGCGCATGGCACTTGGCGGTCGCAACACTACGCATTTCATCAGGCGTACTACCGGCTTTGTACGGTATTGTGACTACATCTCCGGGTTTTACCCCCCCGAGAAGGGGACTAATATGATCGTTGTAGTACCCCCGCTCGTGTGTTAATACGCGAGTCCGTACCTTTTCCGTTTGTATTACAAGGTCGCCGTGTTCAGTACCGTCTGGTGCTATGACTTTGTACTTTGCTCCTGTTGCATTCAACAGGCGAACCGCTGACGCGATAGTTTTACTGATGATTTCTGGTTGTGTAGTACCGTTTGTTTTCATAGATTAAGTTCCTCGTGTAAGTTAAGCAATCGCCAGTACGCGATCCATAGCCTTGTCCCACGCCTTGCCTTTCAACGTAGCCCCCTGTCCAAACCATGCACTGTTAAGGCGGGTGTCTGCCCCCCTCCCACGAACGTGGTCAGCCATTGCGGTGATGCCATTGACGATGCCCCAGAGCGTAGGCTCCGCACCCTTGCCGCTGGTGTACACCTGCATCAAGTCCTTCAGTATCCGATTGCCCTCCGCCTCCGCCACCACTTCCTCGTCGGTCAGTTCGCGCTCAAGCAGCAACTCGGCGTACCAACGTGCAGCCTGTGTCGGAGTCAACTGGATACGGTGCATGATGCCAGCGGATTCCTTGAATTTCTCCCACTCATCTTCCATTAATCCGAGGTCGATCTTTATCTTCGTCGCATCAAAGTCGGAGGAGTGATACACCTTGACCGCAGGTTCCCCGCTATTCAGGGCCACTTCCATCGTGTTGTTGCATACCACCCGAGTGGATGTGTGCTTACCTGTAGTTGCCAGCGACCCGTCATAGGACGTAGCCAGTAGCAGGTACTGCTTGACCACATCGTTCGTCCCAATGGTAAAGGCATTGCCTGACTTAGCCAGCGCCCAGATGCGTTTGCCTCCTGCCAACGACCCGGCAGTCTCCATCGTGAATCCGTTGTCGCGGATCAGGGTATCGAAAAAGTTAAGGATGTCATCGGGTTGATGCACCTTATATCCCTTGGCTACGACCGACAGGAGTTTCTTCGTGTCGTTACGGTACAGTGCGAAGCGATCATCGGACACATGAACGACGCCAACATCATCCACGAATACGATGGGTGTCTTGTTTACCGCATGGGATAACCCCGCTATCGCACGCCACTGGTCAAGGGTTGCGCCCTCCGGCATGACTTCCTCCAACCCATGCCACGATGCCTGTCCAATCAATGCCATCTTCTCTACTAATGAAGCCATGGTAATTTGCTCCTAGGTTAATCAACAGATACGGAAAGGGAAATGCTCTCACGCAATGCTTTACGAACCTTGTCATCAAAGTCGTAGTCGTCAATCGCAGTTTCCATTTTGCTATCGAAGTCGTAATCGTCAATCGCAGTTTCCACAACGCTGGACAAGTCGTAATCGTCAATCGCTTTTTCCAATGCAAGGGCAAAGGTTGTGCCCATCGTTATGTGCTCATCCACGATGGTGGTGATTGCATCCTTGATGTCTGCCGAGAAGGGCGGTGGGGAAACGGAAATAGAAGGGGCGGACGTACCTGCATCCGAAGCAAGCGCATCGTACATCGCACCTGCGGCTAATAGAAAAGCTGCCTTATCCATAATAGTTAATCTCCTAATGAGCAAATTAAAATGGGGCGGGACAACCCCGCCCCCCTACTACCTAATGCTTAAATCGTGCCGTAAGAGGCGACTGCCGCATCCTTGGCGACAACCCGCATCTTGCCGGATTGCGCGTTCACCAGCACCGTCGTACCCGTATCACGAGGCACAACATCACGGGACACATTCACCCGGATGTAAGTACGACCACCATCTTTCAACTGCAACTTGCTACCGAACGGAACGTTTTTGACGTTCATAATGTACTCCTAATAGATTAAGTGTAGGGTTTAACTTTACAACATTACGCTTCGTTTTTAAGTTGGTCAAGTACCTCCTTGTTGATGAATCCGTTACGCATCAGCACCTCTGTCAACAGCGAGGCAGTGGCATCTACTTTGGCCTCGTCATCGTAGTGGGGTAGGTCGCTGCGTTTCAGGAACTGCATATGGCCCATATAACTGAGCGCATGGAGTATTTCGTGGATAAGTAAGTACAGTCGCCACGTATCGTCAGTATCCTTGTGGATACTCAGAGTACCTTCCTCCGCATCCATGAACCCGAACAGCATCTGCCCCGTATCGCTGGGTGGGATGCGCCGTATGCGTACTTTCCACTTGTTGCCCAGTATGTCTAGTTCGATGTTACTTCCCTCCTACGAGTTCATATGTACGCACAGCACGTTCATAGTCCACATCATTCACCAAACGGTCGCCATTCACACCCTGTTTGGCAAAGGGTTTCAGTGCATTGAGTAGTTTGTGTTCGTTATCAGGTGCCTCCTTCATCTTCACCGTCATGGTTTTGATACGCTGCAACTGATCCGGCGAAGGGTTATCAGGCAACGTACTGATTGCTTCAAGCAAACGCTTCAGCATTGAGTTCATAGTTCCTCCTAGTTAATCCGCATACCCGATTCCCACATGGCAAGACGCTCTTCCAAACCCCCAATCTCATCGATCAACTGGGCATTGAGAGCACGGGAATTGGTCAGTGCATCGTCAATTTCCTTGAATTCCTCATCCATAGTCTGTAACTCAAACGCATGTTCTGAAATGACTTCACACAGGTTCTGTATCAGGTCAGCCAATGCACTCGGGTCGCCCGTCTTGGTCAACTGGAGCACGGCATAGAACGACATCCCATTGACACCATCGTAGTCAATAGGAACATTGCGCCAGTCGGAGTAGTCCGTGGTGTCCGATGTGTAGGGCAGTTCAGTAATAGGTGTCACCGTTGCCTTTGATTGAAACTGTACCAGTTTGCGCCGCAGTTTCTTCTGCTGCCGCTTGGACATCTTGGTGAAGGTAGGCTTCGTCGGTGTGTAGTAGTCGTTTGCACCACCGTGTCCATATCCATAGTTGTACTGACGGGTATAGTCCACTTCGTCCTTGTCCCGCACCACAGGCAGTACCACATCGCCGCTCTGGAAGATGTCTATCATTGCATCACGCAGGGTACGCAGGTGGGTCACATCCAGAGTCTCATCCTTTGTATGCTCGCTGTCATACCCTACGCTTACGTTGCAGCATTCGGGAATGATCTTGCGGTAGTTTGCGGTATCGGTGAACGATCCGGTGTCGTCAGGTATGTACTTGAACCCACCCGCCCCATTCAGTACCGAGCACAGGCCAATGGCAAACTCCTGCGAACACACCTTGCCGCTGAACATCTCCGTAATCACATCGGAGTCGCCGCGCCTGTCGAACGCAATAGCCCACTTGAACCGGGCCAGCCACTCCTTGTGATCCTTCGCCATACCTGCTGACCCTATGCCACCACACTCCTCGCCGCGATGGAAGATGTACGTACCGGGAACCTTGGCATCGATCATCTCCATCAACAACCACATCCCCGCACCATCGTCAGCACCGAGGGGCTGACCGTCTTCCTTGTAGTACATATCCAACCCTTCGTCATACAGCGGCACTTGGTGTACATCTTCCTCGTCAAGCGCAGCCTTACCTGCCGCGTCACGGTGTACCGTGTCGATGTGTGAACAGAACAGGATCGGCGGCACAACGTTGTTGGCATCAGCTACGTCAAGGACATAGGCAAGCGTGCTTTGCTTGTCCGGTTCCGTGTTGTTAGTCATACGGGTCAGGGTAAAGTCGCGCTTCAGTACGTTTTGGATGAACCGGAATTCACCCAGTGTCCCGTTGCCGCGACGATACGTAAGGATTTCATGCAGTCGTTCGAGATTCATGCAACCTCCATTTCTTTTTGTGTAAGGGCGGCTTCAACGCCCAACGATTCGTCGCCACGGACGAGGTTAGTAAATATGTTATTGCGGATATCCCTACGGAATGACGAGGGTAAGTCGTCAAGCGAGTACCCGATGGCGGGATTGTGGAGTGGATACAGCAATTGCCAACCCGATAGTCTGCTGCCCGTCACCCGGAATCTACCGCGATACGCCGGGTCTTGTAGTGCTGAAGGATGAAAACGCAGCGAATTCGACCCCGAATTTTCTTGTGCGCTGATAAACCAACGTTCGGTAGTGAGTATTTGTGCTTGCGTCAAGCCACACCTTGTCACTTGATCTATGTGTATCACACGCCCATCATCAAGCGTAACTGCCGAGGACGGATTCGTGTATTCGTACCCATCGTATGGCACAGTCAGCCGCACTGCCCTATCGGTAGACACATACCCACCATATATTTCAGTCATGTCGTCAATGGAGACATAGTCACCAGTCTCAGCGCATTGGGCAATGTTGAAGTGTTCAATGTGATCTTGGTGGTAGTACTCACCATCCATCTCGACTGTGTAGTCTTCATGGACAAGTGCCATACGATTGCGACCATTAACATGAACGTGCGCTGACGTAAAGGACTCGCAGCAACTATTGCAGATGTTCTCGCCACCATATACCCGCGTCAACTCATCGCATCCATCACTGCATGAATCGCAGCAGTACTCGTGCTCGTCCTCGTCATCATTGGACACGGGTACCGAGTCCTCGTCGCATACGTAGTTGATCGTACCCTTTTGGTTGTACGCCTCGTAGGTATCGAACCCCGCATCCGTTGTGGTCATCCAGTATTCCCCGGCGTCGATGATGTTCAGCGACCCGCCGCCCGACTGCGTACCCTTGTCCACGTAGGACATGATGTGCCGACCGCTATTTTTCTCATCCGGTATCTTGCGAAGGCGCAGTCCCGACAGTGCATACGACCGCTGTTCATACCCCTCAACAACCAGTGCGCGGCTCAACTTGTCCTGATCGCCATAGATACGCGCTGCTTTCTTGGTGCTCTTATTGCAGATGCAGCGTGCCGTAATGTGTGACTCATCCCGTGGGTCGGTGATATAGGCCACCGTGAAATCCCCTGTTGCGTACACCGCTGCCGGATGGATGTGTCCCCTGTACCACGCGTTCTTCTCGTCATGAAATCCCTTCGTCATGCACGATTCGCTCGGCCCGTGATTAATGGCATGGATAATCTCAGCCTCGGTATTGGCCCACCTGATCTTGACCGGGGAATTCACCGCTACATGGGTAGCAGCCATCTGGTTGATCTGCTCTGCCGACAATACCCCACTGAAATACTTGGTGAGATAGCGTCCCGGTTTGGTACGGGTTTCGCGCTTCAGCAGCATCTTCTCCACGCTCTCGTAGTACGCCACCTGTGTCGGATCGACCGTGCTGGTATGCAGGCAATGGAACAGGAAGTGAGGGGAATTCTGGAAGAAGGTGTCGTGATGCCAGTGAACCTGTTTCCACGTGCCGTTATCGTACTCCCCTTGTGCATCGGTCAGTGCATTACGCAGCTTGGCTGGCAGCACATCTATAATGGAGAGGGCATCGTCGTACTGGAAGCACGGCAGGACGTGGGCATTGGTAAACAGGTAAAACAGGTCATCCCACGCCTTGCGGTGGACGTGTTGTGCCACCGTCTTACCGAATACTTTACGCATCTTAATGCGCTCTGCAATGACGCTGCGGTCGGTGTTGTCGAACGTCCACTTGCCCACGGTGCTGTACAGCACCTTCATCGTAGTACCCTGACTCATCCGTATGCTCAACTTCGTGTTCTTGAATTCGTAGAAGGAACGGGTATGGGTGTACGTTCCCCCTCTCCGGTAATAACTACGGTGTGCCAGCACTGCGATGGTTGCCATGATTACTTCGCTCCTTTGGTCGCGTTGATCTTGGTGCGTTGCTTTACAGCACGCAGGTTGTTGGCATCAAGGTACGCGAGTTTCTGAGCGGCAGTCTTGTCCTGCCACGCCTTGTTCCTCGCATCCGCTTCAGCACGTTTCATCGCTTTCAGTTTCATATGCATATACTCGCTTACGCGAGTATCTCCTTCTCGTTGTTGTAATAGGCTTTCCAGCCGGGTGTTTTCCTATCCCCTCGGTTAATAAACTGAAGGTTTCTAACGTTGATAACCCACGTATTGCTGTTGGAGCGGTCACGTCCAATGGTGCTGCGTTCGTTGAGGTCATCTGCCAACACGTAGACGCTTTGTGTATTAGTCGGGCCACACATTCCTGTGATGACGCCAGTGCAGCCAATGGAGAACACTTCTATCCCGCGCATTCCTGCGTCCTCAGAGACATACATCACCTTGTCCCCAACATTAAACATGGTTCACCTCCTGTTCTTGCAAGACATAGGCTTTCCAACCATCCGTTCGCCTGTCACGCTTGCCGATCATCTGGAATCGATGTGCGTAGTACCTTGCATCGTTGGGGTTCGTCTTGGAATCCAGATGCACTTCGACCATGTCAACGTCTACTATAAGAGTAATCATCCCCGTAGCATGGAGTGGCAGGTCGGACTTGGGATCAACGACGATCACCCTGTCCCCCACTCTCAGTTTAGTGGTCATCTCACACTCCCAAAGAGAACATCAGAATCACGAAGCCCCACACCACAATCAATGTGAAGTTAGTCAGCATTACTACGTGTATAAACCTCATCTCACCCCTCCTTACCAGTCGCATTGCAAAAACACGGTGACACCGCGCATTTGCATGAACAAGAATAAAAGAAACGCCTCGTCAAAAGAAAGCAGATGCGCTTCCGTGATCCGGTAGACCAATTCCTCAGTCATCGGCACGGCAACATTGTTGGGTGCAAACTTCACAAAACCCCACGCGCTACGGGCATAGTAGAGTTCAATAAACCTATCCTTATCTGCCGCGCTGTACGTCTTTTGCGCTGGATCGGCGTCTTTTATTGCAAAAATGTGTACGTCTAGTCCCATGATTAGTCCTTTGTCCACTGCTGGTACACGCCAGCCTCGTAGTCTTTGAAACGCGGATCGGTAAACTCATCCTCTGCCGACCACTGATCCAGCGGGGCAATATTGGCCTGTTGCACCAACAACCACGCGTGGGCCGTATCCTCGTTTGCAAAGAATGCCGATATGACGCTGTGAGGGTGACCCTCCCAGAAGCCAGTAATTTCGGCTTGCCAAAACACCATGCTGGCTGCGGCAATTTCAGCTTCCGTTTCTTTCCGCAGTCGGTTCACCATTTCATCAAACTCTTCCATGCTCTACCTCCACTGTTAAGTTTCATCGGCTTTGCAATGGGTACAGACGTGACAAAACACCACGTCAGTGGTGTCCGTGATTTATACCCATTGGAAAACCCGCCTCGGTTTAGGTGCGCCCCATTGCTGGTGGCTCCCAACAGCACCATGCCTTGCTTAATGCCTTGGCGGATAACCTTGCAGCCCATCAACCACCGCCTGTTTAAGGTCAGCCACCGCATGTGGGACAGTAAGCACGAACGAGGAAAAGCACTCGGCGTGGCCTGTAGCCAGTCGGACTAGGTCGAAGTCGATATATCTCCAGTAGTATCTGCCGTGTCAACTACAAGCCTTACAGCACAACGTATGGATGGGGGTGTTGTCTACCAGAGGGATGTTTACCGATAATCTCAGGGAACCGAGTCTGTCCAATTCCGTGGTATCGCTAAGTGGTGTGCCGCCAGCCTCGCAGCTTTCATTCGGACACCTGTTGATGAGTATCAACCTCTAATGGCAATCCTGCCAACCCTGCCGTGCCGCAGACCAGTAATGATGGAATCGGAGGAGAATTGTACGTACAAGCGATTTGCTTCGATACACCAGCCGGGTTCGAGCCAACTGTTCTGTATTCGCTTGCCGTGGTCGAAGCCGCTCGACCGGAAAACATCCTCTCACAAAGCCGAAAACTTGTCAAGTTTTTGCCGCAAGTCGTTGATTTCACAGCGTTTTTTGCTGTCGGCGTTGTCGCTTTTGCCTCGCTTTTTTGCGGTCAGCAATTAGCTTCAACTCGTACTGCGCCTGTGCCATCCTCTTTTTCTTTAATTCCACCCGTTCGTAAATGGGCATGGGGGTATTAATTAAACGCTGCGCCTCACGCCTGACTTTACTCAGACGTAGTGTGGGTTTAATAAAATCGGCAATTAATTCCTCACGTAACTTATCCTTGTGCGTCTGGATATAATTGTTTTTCAGGGCAAGCATCGTGTAGCCATGTATTTCTGGCGGCTTTTCGCGTTTATTTTTATTCTTTTTCGCGTGTAATGCCAGTTGGGATAATTCTTTTGGCGTCATTTTTAATTCCTTCTCGCTTTTTTAATGGTGCGAATGTAGCGTGTTTTGGCATTAAAGTCAATTAAAATGATTTTCCTCAGAATGTGGGATATGTCAAGTGCTTGAATATAAAGGGATTGTACGACTTACATCCGTATCCTTCGGGGAAAGACCCCCGCGAAATATTCCAACTACCCAAAATAAATTTCTATACGCGAGGGTCTATATTTTTTAAGAAAAGGATGTATATATATATATATCTTTAAGAATCAATTAGTTAGTTGCATCCGCACCCTCATTGGTATCCCCTTTGGTATCCCTTGGCTAAATCCCTCCGCGGATTGTCTATTCCCCGTTTCCCTTATGGTTCAATGACTTAGTGTTTGAAAATCGTTTAATTTTGACGACCTAAAACGCGGATAGTGTTGTAAGTCATTGATTATACAGTGATGTGTACGCAGTGTAAAACGGGCCTCCATAGGAGAGAGGTAATTAAATTAAATGGCTAGGCGTAGTACAACACGGATATTAAATGGCGAAAAGGCGCTGGCCTCCGGCGAATGGGTTTTTATTTAATTAAATTAATTAACTGGTACTTCCCTCCGCGTAAATGAAGTGCGTGCCTCCGAATCATGAGTGCCGGTCTTAAAAAATAGGCAAAAAAATTGCGCCACCCCATTACAGGGTGGCGCAATGAAACTAGAACAGTGGGGCAATTTCGCCATTAAGATAGGCATCCCAGTCGCGCTCGTATTGCATTTCTGCCGCCCTTTCAATCCAAGAAAGGTATTCCATTTCTCCCGGTGGAAGTACTGCAGCGCGGTACAGCAAAGCGATAAGTAATTTCAATTTAATTTTCCGTAAGTGTAAGACTGCACCACGCCTTACGGGACGTGGTGCAGTTAAATCAGTGAACGTGCCGCGCCATTGTTACGGCGCGCAAAAGGCGTGAAAACCTGCGACGACTGGAAACTGTCGCAGTAGCCAGTGGCTTATACATCACCACCGCAGTGTGTTTCGGAGCCGCTTTCGCGGCTTTTCTTTCGGACAGGCGCATTGCGCCCTTTCCGTTTCGTTTGATTTTAATCATGTCGAATCCTCGACACTGCCGTCTTACGGGACGGCAGTGCTTTCAGATTATTTGGAGAGGCGAATCCACATTTCGCGAGTTTCACCTTCTACGCTAAACGTGGCGTAGTGTTTCCCCATCGACGCTTTTCCCGTGCCGATCACAACGCCTTTGAATGTTGCGGCGCGAATGCGGCGCGTGGCGTCCGCGATTTGTTCGGCTTGCGTGGCAATTGCCGGAGCCGCTTTCGCGGCTTTTGCCGGAACCGCAGGAGCCGCAGGAGCCACAGGAGCCGCTTGCTGCATTGCGGCGAGAACAGCGGCCACTACGGACGCTACATCAACAGCGGGTACTACAGGCTTGTTAGCCATGTCTAATGCTCCCGTTAAGGGTACTGCGTTACCGCGTCTAACATGAGCGGCCAATGTGTTACCCGGTATCACCCGGAAAGTGCCGATTCTCTCGGCAGCTCGAATCGCTAGTTTGGGAGACTGTATCGGCATCGTGAACCTTCGCCGTGCGCCCTTGCTTGCTTGAATCCATAATGCCCACTTGTGCATCAATTGTCAATCTTTTTTTGATCGGCGCACCGGCACTTTTTTGTACCCCCCCAGAGGCCAAACCGCTAGCCTCCTCTATGAGGGATTGCACCGCGCACCCAGTGACCGAATCCACGCAGCACAGTTAAACCCTAAGCCGTTAGGGTTCTGCTAGCAGCCACCCAAGTTAAACCTCACACATTGACACAAAGTGTTTATAGATATAACATGGGTTCATGCGTACCTGCCCCAAGTGCAAATCCAACTACGAAGAGGGTGAGTTTCCGGTAGATCGGTCGCGTGTTTCGGGGCGGTATCCGTACTGTAAGGCGTGTGCGGTGATGATGCAGATGCTTTGGCGTGAGAACAACCCGGATAAACACAAGGCAATCGTGGCACGCCGCCTTGCACGGATCAAAAAGAGCCATGAACAGTCCGCCTGACGACTCGGAGATGATGGAAATACTCAGCCAGCAACTGGCTGTGCCGCCTGATCCGAGCAAAACGGCCCCCTACCCGCGTGGATTGGCGTTGGATTTGGCGTTACAGACGGCTTCTCTCCCTGTAATACTGGAGTCCTACAACCTGACCCCTGCGGATGCGAAGCGTATCTTCGTTAACCCCGCGTTCCGTCTGGAATACGATGAGATGGTGGCTTCCACCAGACAGGAAGGCTTCTCATTCAGGCGAAAAGCGGCGGCGCAAGCCGAGGCGTATCTGGAAGTGTTGTGGGGGATGGCAAATTCGCCGTTAACCCCGGCGGCTGTGCGTGCAGATATCGTCAAATCAACGGTAAAGTGGGGGGCGTTGGAGAGTGCGCCAACGGCGCAGGCTGCGGGTGCGGACATGTTCAGTGCGGAGGCGCTGCGAAAGTTGCAGGAGATGCCCGATCAGGAGTTGGAAGTCAATGTGATGAAGATCATCAGCCGCAAACGTCCTGAAGCAATGAAAACAATCACTGTGGAAAACGAAAAATGATCGCAGAACAACTTGGATTGCATCGTAGACCGAAGGTACTGGAGTTTCGTGTGGTGGATGTGTTGAATGAAGCGTCGTATTTGGAGGCAGCGAAGTTACTGCGAGAGCGGGGTGACTTACCACTAATGCTGTTTGTGCAGGATGACCACGTGATGCCAGAGTTTGCCGAGTGGCTGTGGAATAACCACCGGGTGACGAGTTTTATGATGTTGCCGGTCGGTCTGTTGAATTCGCCGTCGCGGTGGGCGTTGGCGGGGCATAAATACACGGTGTTGGGCGGGTTGACTTGATCCTATCGGAAGACGACTTCGATTTCTCGGCATTTGCGCCGAAGGAAGTGGTATTGATAAGGGAGTACCTGCGAAGGAAAGCAGTACGGGCCAAAGGCGAGAAATTCATCGACTACGTGCAGGCGTTATGGCCTTGGTTTATTGTGGAAGCGGTGCACGTCATGATCGCTGACTATTTTGAGAAGCTGTTGGCAGGTGAAATTGACCGACTGATGATTAACATGCCTCCGCGTACTGGGAAAAGCGTGATGACATCCGAGGCGCTGCCTGCGTGGTGGATTGGGCACTTCCCAACAGACAAAATACTGCACACAAGTTATGCGCTTGGGTTGGTGGAAAAGTTTGGCAGGAAAATCCGCAACTCGTTGGCAGACCCCGCGTATCAGGAAATGTTTCCCGGCACCCGGTTGGCAAAAGACAGCAAGGCCAGTGCGCAGTGGGCGACGGCGGTGGGGGGCGAGTACAACGCGGCGGGGTTGGGGGGTGGCGTGGCGGGTAAGGGCTGGAACCTCGGCATCATTGATGACCCAACGTCTGAGCAGGACGCATTTTCAAAAACTGCGCACGATAATGCGTTTGAGTGGTACGGCGCGGGGTTTTACACCAGACGGCAACCGGACAGGAATGCTGTGGTGGTGACACAGTGTATGACAGGCGATACCCCCGTCCTGATGGCAAGTGGAACAGAAAAACCACTGCGTCACATCCAACCCGGTGATGAAGTGGCGACATACGAGAACGGGGCGTTGACTACTACCCGCGTAGCTGCGTGGCGGTCAAATGGTATAGATGCCATATATACGGTGCACACACGATCTGGTAGAATACTCCGTGCTAACGAGCGACACCCGTTTCTTGTTGAGCAAAACGGAGAGCGAAAATGGGTGAGACTGCGCGACCTGACACCGGGCCTTGGCCTTGTACTACTGAAGGGTGTACTAGACTTGGGCGGACAAAAACCAGACCGGGAAAATGCAACGCTTGCACGGCCTCCAAGTCGTATCACAAAAAACACCCTGATGCGCCGTATCGCCCGGTGGGGCATCATGGTAAGTGGAAAGGTAAATTCTGTATTGATGAAGCGTGCGCAGAACCCGCTATCATCCATGGATACTGCGCTTCACACCACCAGAAATTTCTTTGGTTGGTTGGGCACCGCAGTGCTTCGTATAGTCCCGAGTATCGACGTAACGACCATCTTAAACGGCGCTACGGGATTACAACAAAACAATTCGACAAACTTTTTTGTGAACAGAAATACGTTTGCGCCGTATGTAAACAACCCCCATCAAAACACAATACTCGCGCACATTGGAACGGTAAGCTATGCGTCGATCACGACCACACAACGGGGCGTGTACGAGGGTTGTTGTGTAACGACTGCAACCTCGCAGTCGGATACGCAAAGACCGCAGCTACAGCAGATGCAGTGGCGCAATATCTCCAACTTCACGGTGGATCGGATAACGGCGATAGTTCCTGATGGGCGGGAAGAAGTATTCGACGTAGAAATTGAACGCACGGAAAATTTCATTGCTAATGGATTTGTCAGCCATAACACCCGTTGGCGCACCGACGATTTGACCGGGCGGCTGTTGGAGGAAGAAAGGAAAGACGAGGGGGCGGACAAATGGACACTGCTTAAAATCCCCGCCATTTTGGATGAAGAGGGTGCGGATATGTTGAATAAATACGCAAACCACCCCGCGATTAAGGTGCCGTGCAGGTACAGGGAAGGGGACAGCTTTGCGCCGCAGCGATGGCCGTTGGTGGAAATCAACCGCACGATCAACCAGATCAGCAGGAAGGCGCAAGCGTCCCTGTACCGGCAAAGCCCCACGGAAGAAGAGGGTTCGATACTGTTAAGGAAATGGTGGCAGGTGTGGGAAAACGAGCCGCCGAAAGTGGAGTTTGTTATACAGTCCTACGACACGGCGTTTGAAGAATCCGAGCGAAACGACTTCTCGGCACGGACGACGTGGGGGGTATTCAAGTACGAGAAGACGAACCAGTACTGCGCGATACTGCTGGAAGCGATGGAAAAACGCCTTAATTTCCCCGACTTGCGACAAAACGCGTGGGAATCGTACCAGCAGTACAAGCCGGATCGCGTGATCGTGGAGAAGAAAGCCTCCGGTCACAGCTTGATCCAAGAACTGAGAAAACGCGGCGTGCCGATAACGGCGAGTCAGGCAAAAGGCTCCAAGGAAAGTCGTATGGATACGGCATCAGTACCCCTTGAGGCCGGGAACGTATACTATTTCGACACGCGTTGGGCTAATGCGGTGGTAGACCATTGCGCGGTGTTTCCGAACGGGCCAAATGATGACTTGGCTGACAGCGTGGCACACGCCTTGATTTGGCTGCGTAAAACGTTTCATTTGGATGCCCGGTCAGATCGGCGCTTTGACAAGGATGCCGTTGAGGACGACGCGAATGAAAGATTTGCCGTTACCCCCCAGAGAAGTTACGCTGTACGGCGCACCGGCACCCGGATGCGCATAGGAGAAAGACATGGCTAAATCAATTGGAATGTTGAAGGTACAACCCGGTGCGCTCGAAGATATTTCGCTAACCCCCGGTGAAATAGAAATTAACTTCGGTGTTACGCCGATTGATGAGATGGAAGCGTTTACTGTTGACCCTGAAACGGGTGACATAACCGAGAGCGGTGCGGAAGAAGATGCGGAGGCGACGGAAATCCAGAATGCGGCGTTTAATGACAACCTCGCGTGCTGCATGGAAGAAGATGACCTTGAAGATATTGGCACCAGTGTGTTGGAAATGGTCAAGAACGACATCGATAGTCGTAAGGATTGGTATGAAAAACTGAAAGAAGGGTTGCAGCGTCTTGGTGTGTACAACCCCGACTCGGATGCGGACACCGGGATTGCAAAGGTTACGCACCCCCTCCTGTTGGAAGCGGCAACACAGTTTCAGGCCCGTGCGATGACGGAGTTGCTGCCCCCCGGTGGCCCGGTAAAATCGTTTATCGAAGGGCTGAGTGACGAGGCTGTGCAAGCGCAAGCAAGCCGCGTCGAGCGGTATATGAACTACCAGCTTACGATTGAAGATCGGTCGTATTACGACGAGCGCGACCAAATGATGTTCCTCCTGCCCTTCACCGGCAGCGAGTTTGACAAACAGTATTACTGCCCTGCAACAGAACGGGTGTTGAGTCGGTGGGTGCATTGCGACGACTTTATTGTGCCGTACAACACCAAGACACTGGAGGAAGCAACCCGCTACACCCACGTCGTTCGGATGACGGGCAATCAGCTTCGTGCTGCGATGGCGGCGGGGGTTTATGACGAAGTTGATTTGGGCGAACCAGTCAGTACGGATTTGAGCGAAGCGCCGTTGACATCCAAACTGCAGGAACTCGACGGCCAGATTAAAGTCGATACGCTGGACGCAGACAAGGAATACACGCTGTACGAAGTGCACATTGATTACGATGTGGAAGGGCTAGTGGAAGCCGCACCGCTCCCGTTCATGATTACCATCGACAGCGAAACCGGCAAGGTTCTGAGTATCTACAGGAACTGGAAAGAAACGGATCGGCTACAACGTAAACGCATTCGGTTTACCCACAAGAAGTTCCTCCCCGGATTTGGGTTTTATGGATTCGGGTTGCTGCACTGCATTGGTAATTTGGGAGATGCGGCAAGCGAAATCCTGCGCATTTTGATTGATTCCGGTGCGTTTGCCACGTTGCAGGGTGGATTCAAGTCCATCGACGCGAAGATCAAGGGCGATGTGATCCTGCAGCCCGGTCAGTGGCAAGACACCGAGATGACGGCGGATGAGTTGCAACGTGCGTTCTACACGCCCCCGTGGAAGGAACCCAGCCCAACGCTTGAGAAGTTGTTGGGAGTGCTGGTCGATGCAGGGCAGAGATTTGCGTCTACTACGGAAACGATGACGGGCGATGCCGCGACGACTGGCCCGGTGGGGACGATGGTTGCGCAGATTGAACAGGGGAGCAAGGTGTTCTCCGGTATCCATAAGCGCCTGCACAAAGCGTTTGGTGATGAGTTTCTGCACATCGCTGAGTTGAATGGCGAGTATTTGCCTGACGCTTATCCGTATCGTATGCAGACGCAGGAACAGAACGTGTTGCGTGCGGACTTTGATGGGCGCGTTGACATCATTCCTGTATCTGACCCGAACATCTTCTCCAGCGCACAACGCATCGCATTGGCGCAGTCGGCATTCCAGATGACAACGCAGTTGCCTGATATGGGTGATCGGCGTGAAGCGGCGGTGCAGTTGCTGACGGCGCTGCGTTATCCGAACCCGGAGAAGATATTTCCCAAACCAGCCGATGCGCAACGTGTTGACCCATTGAACGAAGGCTCCGTGATGTTGATGGGACGACCCATTAAAGCATTCTTGGATCAGGATCACACGTCGCACATGACGGTACACCAAGGGCAGATACAAGGACTACCGCCGCAATATCACCCGCTCATGACGGCGCATATCGCTGAACACATGGCAATGGCGCAGTATATGAAGTTTGTAATGATGGGCGTGCAGTTGCCCCCTGTGAAGTGGGATGCGGAGAAGACCCTCCCGATGATGCCTAACCTGCCGCCTGAAATTGAAACGCAGATTGCCAAGGCGTCGGCACAGGCAATGCAACAGATGATGCAGCAACTCCAGCAACAACAAGCCGCTCAACAGGGTCAGCAACCCCAAGGTGGCGCGAATCCGCAAGCGGATGCAGCAGCAGCAACACAACAGAAATTGCAGGCGCAGGATGCGGAGTTTAAACAAAAACTGCAACACAAGGATGCGGAGTTCCAATCCGAGCAACAACGCAAGAACGCGGAACTGGCTGCAAATGTGGATCGTGAAGACGCTCTATCGGGGATTTCTCCCGATATGGTGAAACAGGCACAGGAGTTCATCACAAATTCCGGGGTGCAAATGTCGCCGCGTGAACTGGCGGTGTTGTCTAAGGCGCTTGGGGCACCGTTTGATAAGGTCATACAGGCAATATCGCGTATGCAGATGGGTGGTCAGGGCGCTGGGCCAGTGCCTATCGTGACTAATTTTGAACAGAACCCGGCCAGATTTACATAAAGGAGAACTGATGAACAGCATGATGGATTTACGGGATGCGCTGCGTTTGTGCCTAGACAAGAAAATAGCCGACAACATGCGCAAGATCGGCAGTGGGCAAGCAAAAGACTACGCCGAGTACAAGAGCAGCACGGGCCGTGTGCAAGGTTTGAACGATGCTCGGGTACTGATGGACGAAGTCTTTGCAAAACTACTTAACTCGGGAGATGACGAATAATGGAACCGGTTGATATGGTGAACGACCCGAACAGGCCGCGTCCTATTTTTTGGCGCGTGTTGGTTCAACCCAACGTGGCGCAGTCGGTATCAAAAGGCGGGATTGCACTACCTGACGATACGCGGGATTCGCAGGACATCCTGAATTACATCGGACGCATTGTTGCGATGGGTAAGCTGGCGTACACACATGCGCGTTTGCAGGGGGAGGATGATATGCCCAAGGTCGGTGACTGGGTGATCTATGGGCGTTACGCGGGGCAGATGTTGTCCTACAAGGGCGTAAAACTTCTGATGATTAACGACGATGAAGTGCTTGGCATTGCGCCCGACCCCGACTCACTTAAAATCTACGTATAAGGACACATCATGGCACTGCCTGACGGAAAGCCGATTGTTGACGAAGACGAAGCAGATGCGGCTGATGGGCTGCAACCGCTTGACCTTAATGCAGTCGCATCAGTTCAGCCTGACGACGATATTGAAGTAAGTATCGAAGAAGACGCACCGGCTGCACCGGTTGCTGCCGACCAAGCTGAAGCACCTGATGAAAGCGAAACACCTGCCGCCGACACTGGTGAAGACCCTGCCGATACGGAATACAAAGGGTTCACACCTGCAATTCAAAAACGCATTCAACGCGAGATTAGGATTCGGCGTACTGCTGAAGCTGCGGCTAATGCGGCGGTCGGACAACGTGCGGAATTTGAAGCGCGTGCAACACAGCGTGAAACAGAAGCTGAAAATCTGCGCGTCAACAACCTTGAGTTGCAACGCAACTACGCGGAAGTCCTGATCCATGCGTTTAGCAAGGAGATGGATGTAAAACAGCGTGACCTAAAGGCGGCGCGTGATGGCGCAGATTTTGAAGTAGAGCAAAAAATCCAAGGGGAAATTGATGACTTGCGTTTCAAACAAAACCAAGTCAAGGATATGCACAGTCGCATTCCTGCTGCGCCGGAAAGAAAGGCGGCATCGGCTCAAGCTGTGGAAGCGACTTCTACGCCGACTCCCGCACGGCGTCCCACGCCCCCAACAAACCCAATTGCAGCGCAGTGGATGACAAAGAACGCAAGTTGGTTTAACCACGATAAATTTAAAACGCAGCGTCGGTATGCGTTGGTGGTGGATGCGGAGTTAGCATCGGAAGGATACGACCAGAAATCATCTGATTACTATCAGGAATTGGATCAACGCATTGATGCAGCTTTCCCCACGCTTCGTCGGAAGAAAAACACGGTGGATGCGCCAACTGCGGGGGCTTCGGCTCCGAGCGCGGGTAGGAGCAATAGCAGTAAGGTTGTACTGCGCCAATCTGACCTTGCCACAATGCGTCAGTTTGGACTAGACCCATCAAATAAAATGCATTTAAAAGAATTTGCACGTCAGATGAAAGATAACACCGGAGCCTGATATCATGAAAAATACACAGCAGATTGATGACGATATTCCTATCCCCGGCAGTGTGTCGCTGTCTCGTGAGCGTGCGCGTGAACCGGTACATGAGTCTCGCGAGTACGAAACGTATGAACTGTCGGATGCAAACAAGTCCGAGGCTGACAAACCATGGGTTCGTCCTACCAGCCTTGAAGCGCCCCCCGCACGCCCCGGATTTGCACAGCGGTGGATCAGGGTTGCTATCCGCAACGACCCAGACCCGACAAATACGTCCCGCAAATTCCGCGAAGGGTGGAAGCCGCGTGCGGCATCTACGGTGCCGTCGTCATACCAAGCGCCCACTATTGCGCATGGGAAATGGGCGGGAACCATTGGTGTCGAAGGTATGGTGCTGTGCGAGATGCCTACCAAAATGGTGGAAAAACGTCGTAAGTTTTACGCGGGTGAGACACGCCGTGTGACTAGTGCTATTGAGACAGAACTGCAGGCGCAAAGCCACCCGTCCATGCAGATCACGCAGGAACGCTCCAGTAAGCTGGTTCGGGAGGTAAAACCGATGACTGACGGAGAAAGTTGACATCTTCTAAAAGGTGGAGTAGAAAGGGCACATCACGGTGTGCCTTTTTTATTTTAGGGGGCAAATCCGGTGGCGCTGACGTGTAGAACTTTCAGTCGAGCGAGAGTAGAGAGGAAGCGGGTTTCTTTTCAATTTCGTTTTATGGAGGTTTCTCATGGCAGCAAACTCGTTTGGTTTTTCCGGGTTTACGCCGCTGCGTCACATGGCGGGGGGCGTAATTCGTGCCAACGCGTATCAGATTCTTACTTCTGGTACCACTGGTTTCAACGACAACTTTTACACTGGCGACATGGTGCTGTTGAACTCTGACGGAACCATTGAAATCGGTGCCGCAGGTTCTGGCGCTACTGCTATCGGCATTTTTGCTGGTTGCACGTATGTTGCGTCTAGCGATAACACGATCAAGTTTGCCCCCAACTGGCCTGCAAGTACCGCTGTCATTACCGGTACGACAATTACGGCTTATGTGTACGACGATCCGAACATCACGTATGACGTGACTTCTGATGCAACGACGGTTGTGGCGCAAGACATGGTTGGAATGAACGCCGACCACGTTGTGGGCACCGGCAGCAACTTCACCGGGCAGTCTGGTTCGTCCCTGAACGTTACGTCTGGCACCGGCTCCGGCACGGCGCAGTTCCGTATTCTTGGAATTCGCGCACTCGCTAACAACCCTGTTGGTTTCACGAACACGAAGCTCGAAGTTAAGTTTAATGAGCATCTGTTCCTGACCACGACCGGCGTATAAGGGGATAAATCATGGCTATCAATCGCGCACTAATTCGTAAGCAACTCGTCCCCGGCCTTAACGCAGTTTTTGGTCTGGAGTACAAGCAGTATCCTGAAGAATGGCGGGAATTCCTGACCGTCAACAAGGAGTCCAACCGCGCCTATGTCGAAGATGTTCTGATGACTGGGTTTGGTGGTGCGGAAGTGAAAGCTGAAGGCGCTGCGGTTCTGTATGACCAAGCGTCGGAAAGCTACGTGTCGCGGTACATTTTTGAAACTGTTGCTTTGGCGTTCGCGCTGACTGAAGAAGCAATGGAAGATAACCTGTACGGCGACCTTGGTTCGAAGATGAGTAAGGCGCTGGCCCGCTCAATGCAGTACACGAAGAACGTCAAAGCCGCTAACGTCATCAACAACGGATACGACACGAACTACGCTGGTGGTGACGGCAAACCGTTGTTTTCGGCCTCGCATCCGACCAAGAGTGGCGTGAACGGATCGAACCTGCTGGCTACTGCTGCTGATCTGGCAGAAACCTCGCTGGAAGACATGCTCATCCTGATTGGTCAAGCAGTTGATGACCGGGGCATCCCGATGGCGCTGAAAGTTAAGAGCCTGAACATTCCGATTCAACTGCAATTCGTCGCCCGTCGTCTGCTGGGTGGTGATGAGCGTCCCGGAACGTCGGATCGTGACATCAACGCTGTGAAGCAAATGGGTATTCTGAGCGCACAGGGCGTGAAGATGAACCACTACTTCACTGACCCGGATCAGTTTTTTCTGTGCACTGACTGCGCCGATGGTCTGAAGTACATTGAGCGTGTGGCTATGAAGACTGGCATGGAAGGCGACTTCGAGTCGGGAAACCTTCGCTACAAGGCGCGTGAGCGTTATGTGGTGGGTTGGTCTGACTGGCGTGGTGCTTACGGCACGCCGGGGGCGTAAATAACTGGGGGGCTTCGGCCCCCCGTTTTACCTATGTAAACTGCTTCAGCAGACGTAGTAGAGATTACATAGGCTTTTTGCTACTACATAAGGAATACTATCATGGGTCAAACTACTTTTTCCGGGCCGGTTCGTTCTCTTGCAGGTTTTATTTCGCAAGGCGGTAACAATATTGTTACGCTTGGCGCAACAGCAACGCTTTCTGTTTCTACACATGGCGGCAAAATTTGTCTTGTCCCCGCTACCTGTGCAATCACCCTGCCGACCATTGACGCAACTTCTACGGCTAGTGCCGGTGTAAGTGCGGACGCAACAAATAACCTTGGCGTTGAATTTAAGCTGTTCTTCAACGTGATCTCTGCGGGTGCAACTGCGCAGACCGTTACTTGCGGCGGTTCAGACAAACTCGTTGGTGCCTTGATTGTTAGCGGAACCACTACAATGGCTTTTGCTTCGGTAACTGGCACAGTCATCACGCTGAACGCAACGACTAAGGGTGGTGCGGCGCGAGGCAGTGTTATTTCGCTGATTCCGCTGGCGGCTAACCTCTGGTCTGTAAACGGTGTTCTGATTGGGTCTGGTACTGTTGCCACGCCGTTCTCGTAATATTGCAAGTGTGGGAGGCGGGTTATCCCGCCTCCTGCAACGCATAGGAGTTTTTTATGGCTAATGCTTTTGCGGTACAGATTCTTCAACAAGGGGCGCGTAACGCAATTGTTAAGCTAACGGGTTTGCTGGATACGTCGGATGAAGCACGCACGATCAAAGTGGATGTAAGTGCGTTGGTGCCTTCATGTTCACTTATCCGCATAGATAAGATTCAGTGGCAAATCAGTTCGCAACTGACGGTAAAGTTGGATTGGGATGCTACGACGCCCGTGTTGATAACTACGCTTGTTGGTGCGCAACACGCAAAATACCGGGATTTCGGAGGGCTGTATAATAACGCTGGCACTGGTGTTACTGGCGATATTTTCCTGACTACGGTTGGATGGGCCAGTGGCGTTCAATCGTACACAATCGTGTTGTCGATGGTTAAAGACGCGTAGGTTATATAAATGGCAACTTCTGGCACGTATAGCTGGTCGCCCGAACTTGTTGAAATCTACGACGAGGCGTTTGAACGTTGTGGCGTTCCGTTAGAAACGCTTGATGGGCGTCATTTGCGTGCTGCTCGGCGGTCAATGGAGTTTATGTTGTCCGCGATGGCGAACATCGGTATTTTGTTGTGGGCGGTTGACCAGCAGACACAGCTACTGACCGAAGCGGTGCCGACGTACAACACCCCCGTTGGAACGATAGCCATCCTCGACATGGTGCTGCGTCGTAACGGTCTTGATGTGAACGTGTTTCCGATGCAGCGCGACGAGTATTTGGCGATTCCCAGCAAGACGCAGGAAGGGTTGCCTAGTCGGTATTATTTTGACCGTCAGGAAACGACACCTACGATCACACTGTGGTCGAATCCAATACTGAGCACGGATCAAATCATCTACTACCGGCTGCGTCGTTTGCAAGATGCGGGGGATGCGACAAACACACTTGACGTGCCGTATCGGTGGCAGGAAACAATGTGTGCGGGACTGGCAGCGCGATTGGCGTTAAAGTTTGCACCCGACAAATATCAGTTGTTGAAGGGGGATTACGAACAACACTTGCGTATGGCGCTGCAGGAAGACCGCCAACGTTCACCTACTATGATTCGCCCTAAATTCGGGATGCGGCGGTAGTGGCTGGATATGCAAAAGGCTTATATGCAATTGCCGAGTGTCAACAGTGCGGTTTTCGGTTCAAACTATCGCAGTTGCGTAGTGACGGTCAAACGCCTAATTTGCTTGTCTGTCGCAGTTGCTACGACATAAAAAACGAAGCGGAATTTCCCATAAATATGTCGGACAATACTGCGCTGTATCACCCTGCTCCCGATTTAGATGCGGCTGCTTCTCGCGTGCTGGAAGACACTACGCCGATAGCTGAGTTGTTGTTCCCCGGTGAGCCTGTATTTGGGGGCGAGACATGAACTACGCAGCACTTTCTCAGATGATTCAGGACGGGTGTGAAAACGCCGAGACTTCGTTTGTTGCACATATCCCCGATTTTGTTAAAGCGGCGGAGCAACGTATTTATCAAGCGGTGCAGCTTCCGGCTACACGCAAGCGTTCTACGGGTACCGCCACGGCGGGTAATCGGTATTTGACGGTGCCAACTGACTTTTTGGCGGCGTTCGCCGCTTCGATTGTGGATGCGGGTACGTATTACAACATGCAATTTCGTGATGTAGATTGGCTGCGTGCGGCGTATCCAGAACCCGCAGCGGTGGGCGTGCCGTTGTATTACGGACTCATCGATGACACAACGTTTTTGTTATCTAAGACGCCAGCCGTGTCATACGTAGTTGAACTGCATTACTACTACAAGCCTTCGTCAATTGTTGATACCGGTACAAGTTGGCTCGGTACGAATTTTGATAACGTCTTGTTCTGGGGATCGATGGTGCAGGCATACTTGTACTTAAAAGGCGAAGACGAATTGGTGAAGTCGTATGACGCACAGTTTAAGGAAGGTCTGTCACTACTAAAATCCGTTGGCGACGACGCATCTAAAAAGAGGTTGGTATGATTGTTACTACGACTAAAGGCGATATGGACGACTCGCTGCTTGAAAAGAGGGCTGGGGGTCACGACAACGATAACGAAACCGCATCGTGGGTTGAGTATTGGTTGAACGGAGAACTGGTTCACAGGTCTGCAAATGTGGCTTTGAAACGTATGCCACTTATGGTTGCAACGCAGGGAACTTTGGGAGGTTAAGTTATGGCTAACACACAAGCTATGTGCACACAGTTTAAGGCCGATGTTATGAACGGTCTTCACGCTTTTGGGGCGTCGGTTATTCGCGGCGGCACAACCAAAGACACCTACTACATGGCACTGTATCTGGCGTCGGCTACGCGGAATGCATCTGACACGGTGTACAGCGCCACGGGTGAACTTGCGGCTTCGGGCAACTACACTGCAGGTGGGGCTGCGCTCACAACTGCTACTGCGCCAAGTACCAGCGGCACTACTTCGTTCTTTACTCCGTCTGCATCGGTATCGTGGTCGGCGCTAACGTCATCGGGATCGTTTGATGCTGCGCTGATGTACAACTTTACGTCATCGACAAAACTTGCCGTGGCGGTGTTTACGTTTGGTGCTCAATCAATTACGGCTGGCACGTTTTCTTTGACGATGCCAACGAATGACGCATCCACGGGTTTGATACGCATCGCTTAAAATGGCAACGATCACCACGTATGTCGGTTATGGAACTGGTGTATGGGGTCGCGGTGGGTATGGTGAAAGTTTAGTAGAAGCGGCAATTGATGGTGCAAGTGCTACAGGTGCTACGGGGTCAGTGACGGCTGCGCCCTCGTTGGCGTTGACGGGCGTAAGTGCTACGGGTGCTACGGGGTCAGTGGCGCTTGGTACACGCAGCTTCGCGCTGACGGGCGTAAGTGCTACAGGTGCTACGGGGACGGTGACGGCTGCGCCCTCGCTGGCGCTGACGGGCGTAAGTGCTACAGGTGCTAGGGGGACGGTGACGGCTGCGCCCTCGCTGGCGCTGACGGGCGTAAGTGCTACAGGTGCTAGGGGGACG